ATGCCGCCTCTGGAGCCCGAAGATCTACCGTTCGTGGTCGAGGTTTGGGACCGCGACGATCTCCATGTGGAGCGCGTCTTGGCGCGAGCCACCAACGCTCTCGTCGCCAGGGGTGCCTATCAAGTAGCGGCCAGACTGTACGGGCATCGCCAGCACGTGACACTCCGCGACTGTACTCGCCTGATCGCCTCGACCCGGAGAGACGGCGACGGCGAGCTTCCGGCAAACGTGGCGCGGCTACCGGTTCCGTGAGACGCCTGCACGATCGACCGCCGCCCTGACAGGCTACAACCGGCCTCGGTCCGCAGTCATTATTGCCACCATTTATGGCTGAGTCCGTTTTGTTATCAATAGCTTACTGATATTGGTTGTATTAATTCTCGCCACAACTGTTAACTTACACCCCTCACTCCAGGGAGGTTTCATAATGCGCACGACCCCCGACACAGCCGCCGCCGTCACGCCCACCGAGGTCGCCGCCTATGTGGCGGACATGCTGGCCGAGCTCAGAGAGATGGTCGCGGTGCCGCGTCTGGTCGCCCTCCACTATCTGATCTCGCTCGCCTACACGGAAGCGCGCATCCAGCAAGCCGGCGGCGACTCCGACTGGCGGCCAGCGCCGTTCTTCCTAGCCATGATCCAGGACAACACCCTGGTGGAAGCAGCCCCGGCCGAACTACTGGACAGGGTCAGGCGAGCTTAGCCCGCGGTCGGATATCGGCTACGATCACGCCGATGGGCTATTGGGAGCAAATCGCCGAGGACAATCGCCGACATCCGCCGGCCGATCGGGTGCGCCGCATCGTCGTCGGCGTCGCCATAGCGGCCGCATCTGCCGCGCTCTGGTGGGTCGCCCTGGCCCCATTCGTTCGCGGTTAAATTCCACATTTGTGTTGACTTCCACACTTCTGTGGACTAGCCTATATTCATGAACGCGAAAGAACTCCAGAAGCTCCTTGCCTCCCACGGGTGCAAATTCGAAACGCATCGCGGCGGCTCCGGCCACCTCACCGTTCGCCGCGGCGACCGCAAGTCGCAAATCCCGATGCACGGTCAGGGCAAGGAGCTTGGCAAGGGGCTGGTGAACCGGATTTTGAAGGACTTGGGCTTAAAATGATCTATCTGATCGACGTCGAAAAAGACACGGATGGCTCGCTCCTGGCCACGTGCAGGGCGTTCCCCGAGCTCGTCACCTTCGGCGAGGACCGCAAAGACGTGCAAATACACGCCGTCGGCGCCCTTGAGGAAGCGCTCGCCGCCCGTATCGCCGATGGCGAGCCGATCCCCGATCCCGCGACACCCGCTCAACTCAAGCGGAGCAAGGATGCGGTCTGGGTCAAGCTGCCGCTGATGACGACGCTCAAGGTGGGGCTTTACGAGACGTTGCGTCGGTCCGGCATCACCCGCGCCGAATTGGCGCGCCGGCTTGGCTGGAAACGAGAGTCCGTCGACCGCCTGTTCCGCCTCGATCACGCCTCGCGGACCGAGCAGATCGAAGCCGCCTTGCGCGCCCTGAACCGCGAAGTCGATGTCACGATCTCCGGCCGCGCCGAGGCGGCCGCATGACAGGTGTTCGCCATGGATGAACCGGCCGCCGGCGAGACTATTCCGGCCGCCGTCGCCATGCTGCTGCGGCTCATGGTGGCCCAGGGCCTCAAGCCAGCGGACGTCGTGAAGATCCCGCCGGCCGGCTGAACACCGCCGGGACATATACCGTCACAACGGCAGTTCGCCAGCCCGCAATGCCCACACGGAATCGTCGGCACGCGGCCCCATGACGATCAACTCGCCGGCATCGGCCCAGGTCCCGCCAGCGATCGTGTAGCGGGTCGTGACCGACTCGAGTCGAAAGGCACCAAAAGCCTCGCGGATCTCGGGCACGTCGTTGATCGACAGGATGAAGTGACCCTCGATTCGCGCCAGCGCCGCCGCCATGACGGCGAAGTCGGCCCGCGTGAACGCCTCGCCGTAGTCATCTTCCGAGCCGTGGTAAGGAGGGTCGAGGTAAAATAGCGTTCCGGCATTGTCGTAGCGCTGCAGGAAATCGGCCCACGGCAGGCATTCGATGACGACGCCGGCGAGACGCTCGTGGATTTCGGCAAGTAGCGGCCCGAGCTTGGTGACGTCGAAGCGCGACGCCGATCCGGTCGACGTGCCGAAATTTCGCCCCGCCACCTTGCCGCCGAAGGCGAGGCGCTGGAGGTAGAGGAACCGCGCCGCCCGCTCCAGATCCGTCAGCGTCGTCGGGTCGATCGCGATCAGCCGCTCGAATTCAGATCGAGACGTGATCTGGAACTTCAGCGTCTCCATGAATTGTGGGTAGTGCCGCTGGAGGATGCGGAAAAGTGTCGCGACGTCACGTGAGATGTCGTTGACGACCTCGCACGACGGCGCCCAGGCACGACGGAAGAAGACCCCGCCCATGCCGACGAAGGGCTCGGCGTAGGTCATATGCGGCACGGATTCGATCCGCCGCGCCAGCTCGGCCGCCAGGCGCTTCTTGCCACCGATATAGGCGGCCGCCGGCCGCACGGGCGCGACCGGCCTGAGGACATTCGTCATGGCTCAACACTTTCTTGAGGGATCGCCCCTAGCGTCGATGCCGGCGGGGCGGTGTCGAGCTTCTCTGCACCGGGCGGGACGAGTGCAACGTTGCCCCGCAGTCGGCGGCGCGCCAACGCCGCCAGCCCCCGCCACTAACTGACGCGGGCGCTGAAACGCGAAAAAGCCCCGCACCCGGCCGGGACCGAGATGCGGGGCCGAGTCACCGAGTCGTTCAACAGAGTGGACAGGAGCCACTCGGTGTCCATCGACATGGACCTCGGAGGCCGGCGGGAAGCGCCGGCGAAACCGTCTAGCCGGCGCCGAGCGCGGTAAGATCGTTCTCGTCACCCGGATTGGCGCGCAGCATCACGCCGGTGTTGATGGCGCCGAAGGTCTCCCGGGCGCCGTCCGGCCGGCGGCCGAGCACCGACACCGCCGAGACGTTGCAGTAATCATCGGTCGGATAGAGGTTTTCGATCGTCGCGGGGATGAGGACCATATCGCCCGCTTTCAGTTCGCGGCCCTTGGCGTCGTGCATCTCCGTCTCCTCGTTTGGGTTGTTGCCCGGTACCGCCGGGCGCGGATCTCCGCCGCCGCCGCTTCCGCGGCGAATCAAGAACTCACCCCGGCACCCGAAACCCGATCGGCCGCGTTCGATACGGGCCCACCTGCCAGGCCTGCCGGCGCGACGACGGGTTGAGGTAGATCACCGTCCCATCCGGCTCGACCGAATGCACGATGGCGACATGGCCGCCGCCGCGGCGGTGGAACACGGCGACCGCGCCCGGCACGGCGCCCAAACTCCGGCCCCAGGCGAGAAAATCCTTGGCCCGGTCCGAACCGGTGCTGGCGATGCCGCGGGCGGCCAGCGCCGCATTGACATTGCGGGCGCACATCAGGGCGCCGCGGATGAACCGGGCCGGCGCCGCGATCGCGTCCACAAGCCCGCCCAGAGGCGCCCAGGAGGCCGGCCATGGCCGCGCGGACGAATGTGCCCGACCGGCGGCGGGCGCAGCGGCGGGCTCCGCGGGCCCGGCGAACACGATCCTGCCGTCATTGTCGGTCGACGGCCCGCTCGCCACGCCAGGGCGACGAGATACCAGGCCGCGACGAGCTTTGTGGTGTTGGCGAAAGTGCCGGCGGTCGCGGCGGACCACCCTCCCCTCAACCGGGCATGGCACCTCGACGACGATGCCGCGGGAGCGTTCGAGACGGCCGCATGGGCGAGCCTCGGCCGCGGCGGCGATCAACAACATCGCGAGCGCGAACGCGCCCGCGCCGAGAAGGCGCGTCATGGGGAACCTCGTCGTTGATTGGGGGTCGATCAGTGGCCGCGGACCATGATCTGTTGCAGGCCAAGCCACAGGGCGCCGAGCGCCGCGGTGACGATCAGGCCGACGGCGGCGCGCACGCCGGTCTTGCGCATCGCCGTCGTGCCAAGCCGCCATTCGCGCACGAATTCGAGATCCTTGCGGAAGTCGGAATCGAGCGCCAGGCGGGCGAGTTCGTGGATGACGACGAAATCTCGCTGCGCCTCGCGGATCGCCTGCGGTCCGGACACGTCGATACCGATGGCGATCAACACCTCCTGCACGGCCTCCTTGGCCGCTACCGCCGCGATCTCCTTGACCTCGTCGCGGGCGAGTTCGGGCGTCGCCATCACGACACCGGGTCGGGCCGGAAGACTGTCGGCGCAGCGTACGCCGGCGGCGGCTTGGCCGACGTCACGGGCTTGACCCCCACGGCAGGTTTCGGCGCCGGCTGTGCGGCGGTCGTCGGCGCGGCAACCGCCCCGGCCCGTTTCTCCATCGACCGCGACGGAATATAGACGCCGACCATCAGGCCGAGCACACCGAAATAAGCCAGCCAGATCGGCCATGCATCGGTGAGGATCTGCAGCGGCCTCTCCTTGCCGGCGAAAGCAGCGCCGCTGGCGGCGACCGTCAACATGGCCCCGAAGGCGAGCGCTGCGAGCACGAAGACCCAGCCGATCGCCGGCCGCCAGCCGGTGTAGTACCAGTGCCGCTGCGCGACCTCGGCGCGCATGGTGGTGGCGGTCTCGTGCAGCCCGGCCTCGATTGCCCGCAGGTGCGCCAGCTCGACGGCGACGAAGCCCTCGATCTCGATGCGCGCTTGCTCGGTCGCGGCCTGGATTTTCGCCCGCGCGGTCTCCTCGCCGGCAACGGCGATCGCCTCGCTCACCGCCTGCGGGGTCGGCGCCACCCCGAAGGCTCCGGCGATCAGCTGGCCGAATTTCTCGCCGATCAGCGAGCCGCCTGGAATCGGCAGCAAGCCGCCGACGATCGAGCCGGCGACAGGGGCGAGCGGTGCGATCAGTTTGCCGACGTCCTTCCAATCCATCGCCCCTCACTCCTTGTCGGCGAGCGGCTCGCTCGTCACCTTGCGCAGGTGGTTGAAGAGGAAGCCGGTCACCGAGACGAAGCCGGCGACGGCGAGGCTCATGACCAGCGGGCGTATGTCGTCGGGGACGCCGGCGAGCGCCCGCGCGACAAGCGGCGTCCAGTCGAGCGCCAGCGAGCCTAGGGTGTCGTGCAGGGTCAACAGAAGCCCGCCGAGCCAGTAGAGCCGGCCGACCAGGATAGTGCGGGACTTCGCCCACAGAACACGCTCGTAGGGTTCGATCCAGTCGAAGAAGGGATCGAAGGCCGGCATCTCGCGGATGGCCGGGCGGACGAGGAATACGTAGACGAGCAGCAGCACGAGCAGGCACGCGAAGACGAGCAGCCACGACATGGCCTGTCCTTTCGTTCGAGGTTGGCCTTGAGGGGAAGTGGCCGGCGCGGCCCTAGAACCAGTTGGCCTTGAGGACCGCCTTTTTCCTGGCGATCAGGATCGCGGCGACGATGACGACGGCGACGCCGGCGCCGATCAGCGACCAGGTGACGAGCGGCGAGAGAAGTGCCGGCGGCGCAGCGGGCTGCTCGGTCGTCGTAGTCGTTTTCTTGGCGGCTTCGCCGGCGCCGCCCACGACCGTGCCGCCGGTTCCGACCTTGACGGCGGCGCGCTCCTTCTTCGTCGCCGCGTCGACGACGTCCTTGGGCGGCGCCGGCGTCGGCGGTGCTCCCGGCAAAGCCTTGGCGACCGGCTTGATACGCTCCACATTGGCGAACCGCGCGATCACCGGATCGTTGCCGGCGAGCCGCGCCTCGCGGTCCGCCATGCCGATATGGCCGCCGTTCCAGGCTTTGACGTAGCCCTTCCAGTCGCCGACATCGGCCTTGGCGTTGAGTCCCTTCCAGTCGATGAAGCCGGCGAGGATCGCGGCCTGGTGCTCGGCCGCACAGGCGAGCACCGGCGCCGCGACGAGGTCGCGGCCGCAGCGCTGGCCGACGTTCCTGTAGCCGTCGCGGCCGGTGATCTGGGGCGCGCCGCGGCCGATGAACGTAGATCCGTCGCTCGTACCCGGCCGGTTGCCCATGCGGCTGCCATAGACGTCGTCGAACATCTTGAGCTGCCATCCGGGCGCGGTGCCGTATTTCGCCCGCACCACCGCCGCCGACGGTTTGCCGTTCGCGTCCTTGAAGCGCGACGGCCAGATCTGCGCCGCCCGCTCGGCCGTGTAGGCGATGCTCTCGGTCAGGTTCTTGATCGTGAAGCCGCCGGTCTCGTGTTCGGCGTTGGCGAGCGCATAGGCGAGCCGCTGGCGGGTGTGGTTGACGCCCGCTTTGGTCAGTTCGTCCTGGCGGGCGAGGAGCGCGTCGAGGATCGGCTGCGGCGCCTTGGGGAAGATCGCCCGCAGTCCGTCGGCCGTGAGTTCGATCGGCATGGTGGTCTCCTGGTGGTGATCGGTGAAACAGAGGCGGCCGATCAATCGTCGTCGCCGGTCTCGCCGCCTTCGGGTTCGTCGCCGCCGGTCTTGGCGGCGCTGCCGCCGCCCTCGCCGTCGTCGCCGAGCTTGGCCTCAACCTGGGTGGTGTAACCGGACTTGTTGAGCGTGTGGGTCGCCGTCTCGATGATGAACGGGATGCCATCGAGCTCCGGCCGCACGCCGGCATAGACGAGCGGCGCACCGGCGCGGATCGAAGGATCGCCGAACAGCGTCACCGAGGTCCGGATCGTCTCGGCCTTGAGGTCCTTCGCCTTGGCCTTGGCGGCCTTCTTGGCCTCGTCTTCGTCCACATAGGCTTCCGGAAGCGTGTAGTCCGCCTCGCCGTCGTCGTCGCTGTCCTCCTCGACGTCGACGCGCGCGGCCGTCTTGCGGTCCTGGGCGTGCGCCTTGACCTTTTTGAACGAGTTGCGGTGCTGAAACGTGGCCTGGCAGGTGCCTTCGACGATGTTGTCCGGCGTCGCCGTCACCGCCGTCAGCGCCGCACCGCTGGCCGCCTTCCCGCTGCCCTTGGCGGCGAAGATCAACATCCCGTTCTTGACCGTGAACAGGGCGCCGTGACGGCGCGCGAGGCGTTCGATGACGTGGATGCCGCTCTCGTCCTCCTGGCCGAACCACTCGTATTTGTAGCCCGCGACCTTGCCGTCGACCTTGGCGGTCCAGCCGTGATCCTTGGCGATGTCGGTGACGATGTCCTTGACGGTCTTCTTGTCCCAGTAGCGCGCGCCGTGCTGCTTCGGCGTCTTGCGCATATCGGTGCCCTTGCCGTTGACCGACAGCTTGTAGGGCAGGCAATGCACCTGCGGGTCGTCGGCCGTGTAGGCGCCGAAAAAGAGCACGCCGGTCTCGCGATAGCCGAGCCGGGCGGTGATGATGTCGCCCTTGCGCGGGATCGCGGCGAACGGATTGCCGTCGTTGAGTTCGCACGCGATGGTATCGGACGTCACACCTTCCTTGTCGGTGATCGTCACCGAGATCAACCGTTCGTTGAACAGCGAGGCGACCGGGACGCCGTTCACCGATATTTCAGCGACGGGGGTTTTCATGCTAGGCAGCCGGCCGGACATGCGATGGAGGGGCGGACATGCGATTTCTTCTCGTCACTGCGGTCTCGTTGATCGTGACCTCGGCCTCGGCGAACGACTTGCCGCGCTACGATCCGGATGGGTGGTGCAAGCGCGTCGCGGAAATCGGCGGCGGAAAATCGGAGATGATCCGTCGCGGTTGCTTCGAGCAGGAGCAAAGCGCTTACGACAAGCTGAAGCCTTTGTGGGCCGGCATTCCCGCCAAGACCCGACGCTGGTGCGACCAGGTCGCCAGGGCCGGCGGCCGCGGCTCCTACGCCGCCCTCGAACAATGCCTCGACATGGAGCATTTCTCGAAGACGAAGAACGACAACTCCAAGTTTCGCTTCTGACCGCTAATCCCACAGGCTGACGATCTTCTTTTCCGGCGCGGCGCGCGGCAGGTCCGGCAGGACGACTCTCGTCATGATCGGCAGCACCAGGCCGCGGCCGGCGAGGCCCGGATTGGCGTCGAGCACCTTCTCGACATAGCCGCTCTCGTCCCCATAGGCGCGCCGGCAGATCATGTCGACCATCTCGCCCTGCTTGGTGATGTAGATCGTCGGCATCAGGTTCACCCGAACAGCGACTGGATGATCGAGATCGGCGAGAACGAGTTGCCGACATAGCGCTTGAGGTCGATCGTATAGACGTCCTTGCGCGGCCGGCCGGCGGCGTCGTGGTAGGATTGCTCCTCGGTGACGCCCTCGATGACGTAGAGGCCGAACACGTTGCCGCCCAGCGTCACCAGCGGCAGCACGGTGCCGGCGCGCGCCGCCGAGCGCACGCCTTCCAGGCTGTCGAGCCCGCCGAACTCTTCGGGAAACACGACGCCGGCGATCGACACTTTGTCGCTCTCGCCGCCGGTCCATTGCAGCCGGTCGAGCCCGCCGACGGTTGCGATCGACGCCCACGGCGTCGCCAGCCCGCGGCCGATGCCGTGGAAGCCGAAGGAGAGGGATTCGAAGCCGAACGGCCCCAGTGCCATCGGGGTCGGCATCTCAGTTCGCCCCGTCCGAATAGGCGCCGCGTGACAAAGCCGCGAACTTCTCGGAAAACTTGCGCTCGACCGCGGCGGCGATCGCCTCGGTGGATTGCCCCGGCGCGGCCTGGACGTGGATGGTCACGGTGTTGGTCATCGTCCCGCCTCCCCCGCCCTGCCGCGCCGCGCCGGCCAGGGCCCGCTCCTTCAGAAGCCGCACCGTCTCGGCCGTCGAGGAGATCGCTCCGCTCGCCGGTGCCCTGAAGAGTTCCGGACCGCGCTCGCCGACCAGGTAGGACGCACCCTTGCGCACCGGCCCGCCGGCGGCCCGCGCGCCCGCCTTCGCAGTGCCGCCGGGCCCGGACGGCTTGCCGGCGCCGCTCTCCTGGCCGCCGCCGAACACGCCCTTGATGGCGCCCGGGATCGCCTTGACCCATCCCAGCATGGCGCTGAAGGTCGCCTTCATGCCGTTCCACAACGACTCCAGGATGGCCTTGCCGGCAGCGAAGAGATCGACGCCGGTGAGTTCGGTCAGGGCGTCGTTGACCTTCGCCAATACCGCCTTGATCTCGTCCCAGTAGAGATAGATCGCGGCGCCGGCGGCAGCGACCGCCCCGGCAATCAGACCGATCGGCCCGAGGAACGCCAGGATCGCCGCCCCGGCGACCTTCAGCGCCCCGCCGACGCCGATGATCGAGGCCGCCGCCACGAACCCGATCATGGCGGTGCGTGCCGCGCGCAGCGCGGCGCCGAACGGAAACAGCGCGGCCTGGACCACCCAGATCGCACCCGCGAGGCCGACCAGCGCGCCCTTTGCCACCGCCAGCGCGCCGCCCCACATCCACAGGCAGCCGTACTTGGCCGCGACTCCCGCCGCCCGCAACCCGATCAGCGCCGCTGCTGTCGCCACGACGGCGCTCGTCAGCGCCGGGTTCTTCTCTGCGAACTCCGACATACGTCGCGTGATCGGCTCGATGATGTTGGCGAGCTTGGTGAGCCCAGGCAGCAACGCCGTCCCGACCGCCACCTTGATGCTCTCCAGAGCGATGCGAAACCGCATGGTGGCGGCGGCGCCAGTCTGCAGGCGGCGCTTGTAGTCCTCCTCGACCACGCCCTGCGCCTCCAGCGCCTCCTTCCTGATCTTGCGGTACTCCTTGATGTTCTGCATCAGCGGCCGCAGACCTTTCTGGACCTGGGCGTCCTCGAACAGATCACCGAGGCGGCCGAGATTGCCCTTCAGCGTCTTCTTGGTCAGCACTGCGATCGCCTCGATCGGTGTCATGCCGGCCTTGGTCAGCTTGGCCATCTCCTTTTCCAGGTCGACGCCCATCTTCTTGAATTTGGTGCGCGTCGCCGGCGCGTTGATCTTCTGCAGGATGTTGCTGAGATTGGTCGCCGCTTCGGCGCTGTCGCCGGCGCCCTTCCTGACGATCTGCAGCGCGGCCGCGAGATCGGCCACCGCCGGCACGCCGGTCTGCTTGAGCGCCTGGTAGCCGGCGCCGAGGGAGGGGAAATACTGCGCCATGTCGCGCAGTTCGAACGCGCCCGCCTTGCCGGCCTGCGACATTGCGTCAAGCGCCCGCGCGAACTGGTCGGCGGGCACTTTCAGATTGTCGAGCGCTGCATAGCCGGCTTGCGCCAGATCCTTGACCTCGGCCCGATAGGCCGTCGCGGCGCGGCCGATCGCCGGCAGCATCCCCATCGCGTCCGCACGGCTGGCCCCCATGCCGGCCAGAACATCCATGCCCTCGGCCATCTTGGCGGCCGTCTGCGTCACGTCGCGCGCGACGGCGCGGAGTTCGGCGCCGAGCCGCGGCAGCGCCTCGACCGGGATTTCGATCTTCTGGCCGATGTCTTCGAGCTGAGTCTCGAAATCGGTCGCCGCCGTCAGCGGCGCCCCGATCGCCTTGGCGAGGGTGTAGACCGCGGCCGCCGCCCCGAGCAGCTGCGTCTGCGTCGCCGCCAGCGCGGCGGTGTTGCGCTTCTGCGCCGCGCCGATCGCCGCAACGCCGCGCGCAACGGCGCGCGCCGGCGACGAGGCGCGATCGACCAGTTCGACGATCAGCTTGGAGATCAGGGTGCCCATATGATCATCGCTTCTCGGTTTCGGCGCGCAGGATCACGGCGAGCGCGGCCGCATAGGCGTCGAACCGATCCCAGTCCAGATCTTCGATCTCGCCGATCGGCGTGTGCAGATGGCGGGCGAGAGTGGCGACCGCCACTATGGCGCCGGCGCCGTCTTGAGCGTTCCGGCCGCCGGCGCCCTGGCCGCGGCGATCGCGGCCATCGCCGACTTTCCCATCAGCGGCGCGGCGACCTCGCTCAATCGCTCGAAATCGTCGATGTCGAGCTCTTCGATGACACCGATCGGAACGCCGGCCATGGATGCCAGGATCGCCATGGCGACGCGGGTCTCGCCGGTGACCAGGTCGCCGGCCACCAGGTCCTTGGCCTTCATTTTTCGCAGCGTCAGCACCGGATAGGGCTTTTCGTTGTAGGTGACCGGTACTTGCGGAGTGAAGGTGACGGGGCTGCTCATGTCGTCTACTCCCCTCACGCCAGCAGCGCAGCACGGATGCCGCTGGTCTGCGACACGCCGCCGACCGAGACCTCGAACGGCGTCATCTCGATCAGCGTTTCGCCGCCGACCTCGAGCTTGTAGTAGCGGAACGCGATGCCGTAGTCGTTCTCGGCCATGTCGCCGGGCTTCCACGAACCCGGATCGTGCTTCATCAGGCGACCGCGGATATAGGCCGTCGCGTTGAGGACGGTTCCGTCCTCGTGCGCCAGCGCGCCCGTCGCCATGAACTCCTTCTCGGCGCCGACCGCGAGCCCGAACAGCTTGATCACCTGCGGGTCGAGGCCGGGCATCTTGAACGACATTTCGGGCTTCTCGTAGCCCATTGGCACGTCGATTGGCATCACCATGCCGGCGTTGCGAAGCTCCTCCATCTTCTCGGTCGGGACCGGCAGCGTGATCTCGCTCGCCTGCCCGATCTTGGATACGCGATCGACGAAGATGGTGCTGTTGCGCAGGATGTAGCGCGGCATGTCGGAATTGGTCGCCATGGCGGCGGGCTCCTTTGATGAATTGTCTGGACGAAGACTTGGTAAGGTCGGCCGCGCTTTAGGCGGCCAGCACGCCGCCGGTCGCGCTGATCTCCTGCGCGACCTGGTTGAGCAGCAACGTGTAGCTCGCGATGTTGCGATAGGAGGTGATGCGGATGTCCACCATCGGCGCCGGCGGCTCGAACTTGACGCCGAGCTTGACGATGCCCTGCGCCATCTCCTCGTCGGTGTTGGTGTCGAGCAGCCAGCAGTCGTGTCCCGGCAGGATGGCGCCTTCGAGTTCCATCAGGCGCAGGAAGGCACGGCCGCCCTCGATCATGAACTTGAGATTGGCCTTGCTGAACGGCTTGTCGACGAACTCCAGATAGGCCTTTTCCAGCGCCTCGTTGATCGCGTCCGCCGTACGGCGCACCGACACGAACTGCCAGATCGTCTCGCTGTCGCAGGTCCACACCCCCCAGGTCCGGAACCCGGTGTTGTCGATGTTGATGATGGTGTTGACGCGGTGCTCGTTGAGGTAGTTCGACTGCAGCCCGTATTCGATCGGGCGGTTGGTGCCGGTGATGCCGGCGATCTCGGTATTCGAGCCGGCCCACCAGAATCCCTGTTCGAGATCCATCTTGGCCTGGCGGGCCGCCCAGATCGGCGACGACGGCTGCGGCACGTTGACGGCCGATTCGGTGTCGAATTTCAACACCTTCGGATCGGCGATGAAAACGCGGCCGGAATTGATCAAGCCGCGATACTGCACCGCGGCCTGATCGGTGGTGTCCGGCCCGTCCACATAGGCGATTGCCTTCAGGCTCTCGGCGACGCCCATCAGTTCGGCGACGACCGGATTGATCACCGAGCCCTTGTTGGCCGTGGCGGCGCCGCCGGTGCCGCCGCCCCCCGTGATCGTCACCGTCAGGGTGCCGGCGTAGCCATAGCCGGGCTTCACCACCACGATCGAGGAGATCGCGCCTTCGACCACCACGGCCTTGAGCTCGGCGCCGGCGCCGCCGGTGCTGCCCGCAACCGTCACGTCCGGCGCCGACGTATAGCCGGTGCCCGCCGTGGTGACATTGACGGATGCGATGCCGTCCGCCGGCGAGGTCTGGGTGAAGCCGGGCGCGAGCAGCATCTTGGGCTTGTAGAGCCCGTCCGGCTTGGCGCGGCGGAACGCATGCACGCCGGTGAAGCTCGTCTGGCTGCCGACCAGGTTGGCCCAGGTCTCGGCCGTCGTCTCGCCCTCTTCGACGCGCACCACGATGACCGGGCAGCCAACCTGATCCCAGATCGAATCCAACGCTTCCATCAGCGTGCCGTCGGCGCCGAGGCCATCGGCGTCCATGGTGCGCAGGAGCTGGATCGGCTTGTCGAGCGGGAACTTGGTCACGTCCGCATCCGGCGCCGTGCCGATCAGGCCGATGACGGCCGTCTGCGCCGTCTTGACCAGCAGCGGGACTTCGCCGCTCTGAAAGACGCGCGTGCCATGGTGGAAGGACACAGAAGCCATTGCGGCTCTCCTTGGGTTCGAGGCTGGATGTCGGACGCGTTGAGGTCAGTACGCCGTGGCGATCGCCGCGAAGGCGGCGTCGATCTCGGCGGTGGTGGTGATGGTCGGCGGATCGGCGACCAGGCCGGCCTTGACGGACGCGTAGGCGACGAAGCAGGCGTTGACGTGCGCCTGCACGGCAGCCGAGATGGCAATCATGGCGGCGGCATCGATCGGATAGCTCTCGCCATCGGCGCCGTCCCACACTGTCGTCCATGCGGCATCGGCCTCGGCCGCGACCCGGCCGCCGGCGATCATGACTTTCGAACGATCATTGGTCGCGACCGGAACGCCAGCGACCGTGATGCCGGCGTTTTCGATCTCCCATCGCTTCGCCCTGGCATAGGCGAGGAGGTCGATAGGACCGGGCGGTTTGGCCTTCGGGGTCACTTGCCCATTGATGTAAGCCAGCGTGTGCGCGGGTGCAGCGCGTAGCTCGATCCAATCCGCCTCGGTGATCTCGACGGCATCCATCGGGATCGACGGGTTGCGCTGTTCGGCCTGACCTGGCTCTCCGGTTTCGTCGTTGGCCGGAACCGCGGCGATCGGCTGGAAGACATCCTCTGGATAGAACCCTGTCGGCCAACCTTCACCATCGAAGCGGGCGTATACCTTCATGTTGTCACCATCCGATCGCGACGTAGTGGAACGCGCTGCTCTCGCTACCGATTGCTCCGCTTGATGTGTAGCGGGGGTAAGCCGAGAACCCAGCGGCCGACTTGTTACCGACGCTGATCGAGAGCAGTGTTGTCGCCGCATGGCCGGCTCCCATGGTCGCGACGACTGCGATGCAGGTGGCGGGGAACGTGGCCGGAAATGTCACCCACTGCTCGCCGCCAGATTTTGTGCCCCACTGCAGAATGAGTCCGTTTGGCAGCTTGAGATAGCCGTCGGTCGCAGTCAGGAGTGCGCTGTCTCCTCCGTGCCAGACCGCAGCACCATTGACGGTGGGCGTGGTGGTGAATTGGTAGCCGGAGTAGCCGCCCTCGACGGCAAACAAGAGGTACATACCGGCTTTGAAGCCAATGTAGCCGGCGCGCGAGCCATCCGGTTTGAAGAACGACAGGTAGCCCGGCGCTGAGCCATCGCCCGAGTTCATTGAAACGCTTCCGAGGCCCTCGCTACTGCGGACGGTGACTGTCCCGGCGAACGTGTCCCCCGCTTTGTCGGCCGGCTGGAAGCCCAGCTTGTCTTGCTTCGCGGCGATCGCCGAGATCATGGCTGCCTCGGCGCTCTCGTCGTTGGCCATCCATGCGGCAATTTCCTGAAGCGTGTCATAGGCGGCAGGCGCCGAGCCCTTGAGGGCATTGATCGCCGCCGTGATGTCGGCCGGCGTCGCCTTGCCGGCGACCAGCAGGACGATCTTGGCCAGCGTGTCGTAGTCGCCGGCGACGCCGCCGCGCAGGTCGGTCAGGATCGCCGTCCGCCGCGCGGGCGTGAGGAACTGGCGTCCGTCGGCCTCCTCGGCGACGAGCGCAGCAGGAACACCCGCACGGTAGTCTGCCAACAGCGCCGCGATCTCGGCGGCGCGCGGCGAGATCTCGGTTTCGATCGCCCGCACTACGCGGGCGACCAGGACGCTCGCGTCCGAGCCGAGATCGGCCAGGCCTCGCTCGAGCGCGTCGAAACGGAGGTCGACCGACAGCCTGAATTTGTTCTCGCTACGGAGAACCTCGTCCGTCCTGGCGGCGCGATATTCCGTCTCGAACTTGCGTGCCATGGCGTCGACCTCAGAGGGCGATCCAGCTGTCGATTTTGTCGGCGTGCTCGCTGGAAAGAATCTTCGCCAGGAGCGCGCCGCTCACTTCCGTCGTCGACAAGCCGCCGAAGCCGACGCCGAAGGCCTTGAACCTGGCGCGCGCGACGACGCGATAATGGGAGGCCGGATCGATCGAGGACACATCCCTGGTCTCGGCGGTGGAAGTCGACTTTTTGGCCATGGTGGTTCACTCCGTCGTGTGGGTACGGCGCTCGACGTGATAAGTCTTTCGGGCGTTGTTGGTGTTGCCGTCGAACCTGATCTTGCAGCCGGTGATGCCGGGGGGGGCGAAGGTGAAGGTCCAGATCATCTCGACGGCGTCGGCGCGCACGAGGCCGTCGGGCCCGATCACCGGCTTCACCTCAACCGCATCATGGGTCTTGACGGTCGCATACCCGGCCCCGCACAGGAGCTTGGCGACGAGCGTATGCCGCGCCGCGTCCCACGCACCGACGGTCGCCTTGACGTAGACGGTCTCCAGCGACGAACCGAACGCGATTTCGGAAGAGATGTGCAGGAAGTCGTCGTCGGCGCGGAACACCTCGACTTCCGAGGCGCCCGTGTCGAGGATCGGCATGGCCCACTGGTTGCCGGTCAGGACCACGCGGAAATCGTAGTAGGGCGTCACGCCGGCGCCGAACAGCGTATCGTCGCCCTCCGGCGCCTGGATCGTCTGCCACGTCCCGCCGACCTGGAGCTGGAAGGTGCGGCTGGCATTCTCGGGCACCACTTCGGCGTTGCGGATGCGGATGTTGTGGATGCCACCATCGAGATTGACGCCCCGCAGCAAGACGGTCAGCGACGTCAACGGGAACTGACAGTACTCGGTGACGTGGCAGATGTCCCTGGTCAAGTCACCGACGAAGAAGGCACCGTCGGTGGACTCGAAATAATTGCCCGAAAGGAACTTCTGCCCTTCGGCGCTGGCGACCGTGACGTCGCCGGTGGTGGCGAACAGATAGGCATAGCGCTTGCCGGACTGGAGAAACTGCGGAATCGGCCACGGGAAGCGCGTCATCTCCGGCCACGCCTTGAATTGCGCCGCCGCCAGCGTGGTCCTGGTCAGCATGCGGCCGGGCCGCGGCGTGCCGTCATCACCGCATTCGACCAGGGCGACCGTCACCTCGGCGCCGGCCGACCACGTCACGATGCCGAGCTGCATGCCGGGCGCGAAGCGGTCCTGGCTCTGCAGCCAGGATTGCGCCTTGAGGACCCCCTGGATGGTGTGATGAATGGGTGCATAGACACTGTAGGGCTCCTGCACCGTCGTTGACCAGTACTTGCGCACGCGCATCATGCCGTGGGTCAGGCCGTACTGCACATAGTCCTGGTAGAAGCTCGCAACCTCGTAGGTTTCGTCGCCGATCCGGAAAATCCCCTTGGCGGGATCGTATTGTCCCGAGGCCCACCATGACGCGTTCGTGCACACCTCGAAGTAGTCCCCGTAAGCCGTCTCCTGCCGACTCATGAGCATTTGTGTCAGCTCCATGGTCTGGTAGACGGTGCCACCGAGCGGCACGGTGGCGGAACGTTCGGTGAGCTTGATGCCCTCGACGACGTTGTAGCGCGGGCAGATGAGCCCCTGCGCGGTATGCATCAGGTTGCCGTCATTCGCGTTGTAGAGCGCCAGCGGGTCCTTGTCCTGATTGGCCGCCGGGAAGCGCAAGCCTTCTATGATGCGGGCCTTGTAGTCGGCGTTGTCGCTGTCGCTCTCGTCTTCGTCGAGGAAGTTGTCGGCGCCGTAAGGCGAGCCGGTGTCGGGGATGTCGAGCCGGTCCTTCATCGAGGCGATGTCGCCCTGCACCGCCTGGAAGGCAATGCGGCTGACACCCTGCTTGAGCTGGCGGGCGAGCGCGGCGAGGTCGTTGCGCAGGCCGGCGATCTCCTGGTCGACCAGACCGAGGCGGATCGCCAGGCCGGAATAGGCGACCGCGAGCGTATCGAGTTCCGGCGCCTCGTTCGCCGTCCGCATGGTGATCGTTTCGATGCCGCCGGTGCCGACCAGGAGGTCGCAGATGGCCACCGTGCCGAGCGGAATCGCCGGCTTGACCGGGATCACGCTCGGCGCGCCGGGATAAAGCTGCAGGATCGCATTGCGGGTCTTGGCGCGGGCGCCGGTCGCCGGCACCTGCTGGATGGCGGTGCCGCCGCCGGATTGCGCGATCTCACGTTCGTAGTTGCGCGCTTCAACGAAGCCGTCGTCCTCTCGGCCCTGTCCGATCAGCGTCACGTAGCACTTCTGGCCGGCGGTGATCGGCACGAACTCGGCGACCGACAGCGTCAGCGTCGATTGCAGCGCGTACATCACGCCGGCGTCGTAGATCCGGCCGGCGGCGATCTCGACCGCGGTCAGGCCGGAGGCCACCGTGGTGAAGCCCTTGTAGAGCCTGCCCGACACCAGGAGGTCGTCGGTCAGCCGAGTGACGCCGTCTTGCGGGAAGCTGCCCAGGCGGTCGAGATCTTCGGCCGTGACTTCCTGGTCGATGTCGAAAATGGCGCGGTTGTACATCGTTCGAGGCTCCTGTCAGCGACTGACCGTGAGGCCGTAGGTGGCGGTGTCGTCGAGCTTGGCGAGGTCGCCGTACACCAGCGGGCGAATCGCATTGATGTCGAGAAACAGCGTGTCGCGCGCCGCCTGCGTCACGCCGAGGGTGCGCGCGAGTTCGGCGACGCGGACCTCCGGGCCGGCGCGCAGATAGCGCCCGGTCGGCGGGAACGCGCGCACCTTGGGCCCTGGCGCGTGCACGAGAATGGAGGCGGTGAACGCCGGCCGGCGCAGCCGGGTGCGGCCGAGCCGGTTGCGCATCCGCCCGAGCTGTGCCGAGCTGCCGTCGGCGAGCCGCAGGGACAGATAGGCCTGTTCGTCGGCGCGGTTCGGCCGCACGCCGCGGCGGCGCCAGGCGCCGTTCGCAAACAGCCCTTGCCCGCCCGGCAGCGGCTCCCACAGCCGGCGCGGGGTGACGTCGATCGGCGACAGGCCGGTCGCCGCGGCGTTCGGAATATAGGCGTCGCCGCCCGCCGTGAAGGACAGCAGCACCATGCGCTCGCTCGCCAGCCGGCCGTCTGGGACGCGGCGGGCGCGGATGCTCTTGCCGACCTGCAGCGTGGCCCGCCGCGGCCCGGGGATCACTAGCCGCTCCGGATCAGTCAGCAACCGGCCAGAGGCGTCGAGCCGGACGCCGGCAAACACCAGCGGCTGGATCGTGCCGTCGCGGCGCAGCTCGGCGCGCCGGCGACCGAGCACGATACGCGCGGCCGAGCCGGCGAACAGCCGGCCGACGAATTGCCCGGCGCGGGTCCGCTTGATCGCATAGTCCGCAAGATAGATGCGGATCTCCGGCAGTGCCGCCAGCCACGCCGCGTGACTGGCCTCGGTCGGCGCGGCGCCGGCGAAATACGCATCGCGCGGCAGCCGGGCGCGGACCAGTTGCGCATCCACATAGCCGAGCGCCATGCGATAGCCGGCGACCGTGGTCTTGCGCTGGTGATAGATGCGCGCCTCGGCCACGACCTGGCGCTTGCGGTCGAGCGTCCAGGCCTCGTTCCAGATGTCGACCGACCACGCCCAGGCGAGCAGCGGCAATTGGGCGGCGGGACACGTCCACGGGTCCCAGAGGGTGCAGATCGCGGCGACCCGGTCGAATTGCGCCGGCAACCGCGCAGCGGTGACGCCGCTGTTCGCCCGGTCGAACGCCGCCGCGTTCGGCGGCAGAAGCGACGTGACCGCGATACTCACGTCTCGACCTCGGTTGCGACTGAAATCGACGTCACATGGGGGGCGCCATCGGCGCCGCCGACCACATCCGCCGCCGGCGCGACGACGCGGACATGGCGCGCCGCCCCGACCTTGGCGACGGCGCCGACCGCCTGGGCGTGCAACGTCTCGCCGATCTTGTGGCGCTCGGCCGCGAGCGCGGCGAGCGCGGCATTGGCCGCCGTGACCACGACGCCGGCATCCGGCCCGGCCGGGATCGCCACGGCCACGCTGATCGTCGTCGAGACGATCCGGGCCGGCAGCACCGTGACGATATCGGTCGATTGCGAACCGTCCTCGCCCTCGAACACCGCCTGGATGTCGCCAAGCAATGTCTCCGCCGGGGTGCCATCGCCGGCACGGCCGAGGACGATCAGGTCGATATGGCCGCCGGGCCGGCGCAGTGCGCGGACATCCTTGACCCGGTCGCCGAACAGCGAGCGCACCCGCCAGATATAGCCGCCGGGGGTGAGGCCATAGAGCGGCATCGCCTCGTCGGACAATTGCGCCCGGGCGCGATACTCGGCGTCCGGCTCGTACACCGCGGCGGTATCGGCGGTCGCCGGCACCAGCACGAGCCGCGGCGTGTTCTTGTAGGTCTGCGCCAGATGGTCGAGGTCGGCACTGACCGCAGTCGCGAGCCGCAACGCGTCGGAGTGGTCGTTGAGCGCCTGCAGCACGTTGATTTCGCCATAGGCGAATCCCTCGGCGAGGATGATCGCGGGATCGGTCTCGACCAGCGGCGAGCCGTCGGACGCGATGAGGTCGAACACCGGCAGCGTCGGATCCTTCGCCCGGGCGGCGTCCCACAGCGTCTTGAACGCCAGAAGCCGCGCCTTCAGCGTCGCCTCGAAGTCGATCGCGGTGAAGCTCGGCGCGCCGAGCCGCGACAGGTCGAGGGTTTCGGCCGTGTAGATGGTCATTACTGGGCGGTGCCGCGGATCGGGATGATGATGCGCAGGTTCTCGGCCGCCGGCGTGAAATCGCCGAGATGACCGTTCGGATAGTAGGTGCCGTTGAACTCGATCGACAGCGCGCCGCCAGCATCAGCCGCGAGCAGGCGAATGCCGGTCACCGCGTATCGCGGCTCCCAGCGGGCGATCGCCAGCACGGCGGCGGCATAGACGGCGAGAATGACACGGGCGGTCATCGGGCGGTCGACCAGGTCGAACAGTTCGGAGCCGAACTCTCGGCGCATCACGCGGCTGCCGATCGGCGTCGTCAGAATGACGCCGATCGACTGGATCACGTGATCGAAGTCGCGCAGCGGCTTGCCGGTGACGTTGTTGACGCCGGTCGAGGACACGTCAGACGGCCTTGCTCTCGGTCTTCATCGCCGCGATCGCGGCCGGCGCCGCGACCGGCAGGGCCAGCTGGGCGCCGTAGGGCGGCAGAAACGGCCTGGCGACCTTCTCGTGCATCTCGACCGCGGCCGGGCCGGCATCGTACCAGGTGCCGCCGTAGAAGCCGGATTCCTTGACGACGACCTTCATGTTCACGCTCCTTGTGTTGCGGTTCAGTCTTCGACGGGTGCCACGATCGGGAGGCCGGCGGGACCGACTTCCTTCTCAGAAAAGATGCCGCCCTCCTTGCCTTCGTCGTAGATGCCGCCGACCGTATGAAGCCGACCGGCGATCTTGACGTTCTTCGTCGCCTTCAGCAGCGGCGTGTCGATCGTCACGCTGTTGGTCGCCTTGATCAGCGCCTCCGGCGTCGTGACCGTCACCTTGTCGTCGGCAATCTCGATGCGGACATTGCCGTGCTTGATGACCGCTTCCGGTCCGTCGTGCGGGCGCGGGTTCTTGTCCGAATGCGTCGAGAAGTCGATCACGGCGTCGGTCAGATCGCCGCTTTCCGACACGACGTCGACCTGTTCGCCGACGATGGGCGGAATATGCGTCGAAGTGCCGCCGGCGGCGATCTCCAGCCAGGGAAGCCATCCGGTCTTGTAGATCCGCGGCTTGTCGGAGAGCTTGACCCGCGCCAGGCCCTTTTTCAGGTCGACCTCAGTGACGACGCCGGTGCGGCGGCGATTGCGGTTGCGCCGCTCCTGCTCGGCGACCTTGCGTTCGAGCTCGACGAGCCGCTGGAAGAGATTCGCGACCATCACGGCACCCGCTCGACGCCGACCGAAGCGATCGGCGGCTCGGTCGCCTCGCCCGCCTCGACCGCGATGTCGAACATCGCCCGCACTTCGTCGAGCGTCATTCCGAAGCGCTGCCGCTGTGCTTCGCTTTCGAGCGTCGCCTCCGGATCGCCGACGAGGGCGAGCAGCGCGGCGCGCTTTTTGGCGCCGACCTCGCTGGTGTCCGCCGCCAGCATGGCGAAGAACTTGGCCCAGATCGACGTCGGCCGGATCGGCTCGCCATAGACCGGGTCGGGCAGGAGATCGACGGTGATCACCAGCTGGTGGGCGGCGATGCGCGCGCCGTTCGTCGCATTGGAGGTGCGCTTGCGCTCGATCTTGACGACGCTCGCCGACAGCCCGCGCCAGAGCTCGGCCCAGGCGTTGCGCGGATCGGTGAGCGCGTTGACGACCTGGCGGCCGGTGCAGTCGAGGAAGAACTCGAAGGCCTGATCGGTCGCCGGGATCTGCAGGCCGACCACTTCCGATGCCCCTGTCGTCTCGTTCGTCGTCGTCATCGCCGCCGTGATGCCGATCTCGATGATGAGGTCGGTCGGGCCCGACCGGTGAAGGGCGCGCAGATCGGCGCCGCCACCCGGCTTGTCGCCCTCCAGTTTCGCGGCCTCCACATAGACCGAGATGAACGGCTTCTCCTGGTCGGTTGAGAGATTGCCGTCGCCGTCGGCGTCGAGCGCACCGATCTCGCTGTCGAGCACATTGGCGCCGACCATGGTGTCGGCGGACTTGATCGCCTCGACGGCGGCCATGCGCAATGCGATCCGTCCGATCATCAGGCTTCCCCGAGCTGAACGACGAGACGCGCCGCGCCGCGGTCGTCGACGGCGAGAACCTCGAACCAGGGCTCTCCGGGGCGCGCCAGCGCCTTGACCTTGTCGCCCTTGATCAGCTTCACGTCCGGATATTTCGTCCGGTCCATATGCAGCTCGGCGCGCTGGGCCACGATCCGCGTCCGCCAGGTGTGCAGCATGGTGCCGGCGACGCCGGTTTCCTTGCCGCCGCCGACGCGTAGCGGCGCCTCGATCTCCACCATCGGCCGGTCCGGGTCGGGCGTGCCGTTCCTCATGAACGACAGCCGCACCGGTTCGGCGAAGGTGCGATCGACCTGGGCCATGACGCGATCGCGCAGGGCGTGGAAGCGGGCGGGACGCATCGATCAGTCCTTGAGATCGGCCAGCTGCGCTTCGGCGCCGGCAATCTGCTCGGCGAGCTTGGCTTTGTGATCAGGATGCGTGGCGGTTCCGCCCTGCTCGCGCAGGCTCGCGAGTTGAGCCTCCAGCCTCATGCGCGCCGTAACCACCGGGGACTCCGACTTGTTCTTGCGTGGCGGCCTGGCCTTGTAGGCGAAGCGGTCGTTGATCAGGTGTTGGCCATAGGCAAGCGGAACCTCGACCGGCTGGTGCGCGCCGATCGGCTTTTCTGCCCCGCCGGTAACGCTGCTCGGCAGGATGCCGCCGTTCGGAAACGCAATCGTGATCGTGTCGGGCTTGGCCATGGCTGCCTCCTCGTTTGCCTTGCCTCTTCGGGCAGGAAGGATGCCCGGCACTTGCGCGCCGGGCTTCTCGAACGCGTCGAGTTCGGTGACGACGATCAGGTCAGCGTCAGCTTGCGCAGCACGCCGGGCCGCGTGCACAGCGAGATCGCGTTCATCTGCACTTCGAGATTGCGGCCCTTGCCGTTCGGCTTCGGGTACTGCTTGGCATAGAACGGCAGCCCGATGGTGTTGACGGTCTCCTCGTAGTCCGCCGGCGCGAAGCGGGTGATGAAGAGGTCCGGAACACCCTTTATCACCACCCGGGCTTCGTCGGCGGCGATGTAGGGAGCGCCGAGGTCGGCCGTCGCCTTGGCGCCGGTCTTGTAGCGCTCCCAGGTCGCGCCGGCGAACTGGAAGGTATCCGGCACGTCGTTGCGCAGCACCGCGGCGCCGCCGTTGTAGAGGAACGTGTCGCGCACCGACTTGTGCGTCCACAGCGACTTGTGGAAGCTGCGGCCGGTGAAGACGTGGATGCCGCTGTAGGGCTCGTCGAGTGCGTCCTCGATGGCATAGATCACGTCCTGGAACACGGCGGCGACGTTGGTGGCGTCGACGTCGAGTTCAAGCGACACGGCGTCCGGCACCGCGAGCCCGAAGCGGTTGTAGAGGTCGTGCAGAGTCGCGCCGGACTTGGAGGTGATGATGCCCTTGATGGCGCCGACCCGTTGATGCTCCAGCGTCATCGTCAGATCCTGCGCGTGGCGCATCGCCTTGCGCTCCACCCGGCTCTGCACCGTCTCCAGCTGGTCAGTGGAACCGAATGCCCGCACGCCCTGGACCTCGTCGGCGAGCACGTCGTCGTCGCGCTGGTAGTGCTGGATGTCGAACGGCACCAGCTTGCGGTCGTCGTCACCGGTGGTCTCGCCGGGGCCGCCGCGCTTGCTCGGCTCGACCAGGGCCAGCTTGCCGCTGCGCTCCTCGATCGAGATGCGCGTGGTGGTGACGCCGTCCTCGGCGAACAGGCCGCTGGCCGAGACCTGGCCGGGCCGATAGGGCTCCTTGTTGATCGCTGCGGTGAGCGACTCGATGGTGAAGCCGTCACCATCCCAGATGTCCACGACTTGAGGCATTCGACCCTCCTTACCGGGCGATGATGTTGTGCGCGGCGAGCTGGCCGAGCTTGGTGGCGATCTTGGCGGCGTCGTCGACCGAGGCGTCGAACACCAGCAGCGGTTTTTTCACCGCCGCGACGCGGCGGATGATGACGGCCTGGACGTCGACGCTGGTGGCATCGACCCCGTAGGCCAGGACCGCCTTGGCGGCTTCGGCGCCGTCGGTCCCGGTCAGCGGCGACTTCTTCCAGGTGCCGACGCCGGTCGGGTCGGCCTTGGTCACCGTGATCGGGAAGTACGAGCCGGCCGAAAAGTCGGTCGAACCGTCCGCGATGGTGAACTTGACCAGGCCGGTGAACGCGGTTCCGACCACGGCGCGACCGATGATGATGCCGTCCGGGTCCTCGACCGCGAAGGTGCCGCCGTCGGTCGCCGGCTCGATGCACACCACCTTGTAGTCACCGGCCTTGACGCCGGCGCCGACGGCCGGATCCGCCATGGTGATGGCGCCGTTGCCGGTGCCGACGAGCGCGCCCGCTTCCGCCGCGGCGGCGCCGAGGCCGGCGCCGATCTCGCCCAGCACGGTGCCGGGCAGAAGCACGCCGACGCCGGCCCTGATGGTGACCACCTCGCGCGAGAGGTGGTCGATTTCGTTCAACAGGAAGGCAAGATCGCGCGGGCCTTCCGTCTTGGCGGTCAACGACATGGCTTACGCCTCCTGCTGCTTGCGACGGGCGGCGTAGATGCCGCCGGTATCGATGCTGGCCTTCTTCGACGCCGCGCCCTGCGGCTGGGCGAGGCCGGCGGCTTCGACGCGCTTCTGCGCGTAATCGGCGCCGTCGGCGCCGGCCTTGGTGGCCGCCACATTGGCGACGACGAACGCCGCGACGTCGGCGCCGGACATGCCGGGCGACTTCACGGCGAGGTCGAGCGCGGCGGCCATGCGGCCGGAGTCGCCCTTGACGCCCTCGGCGCCGAGCGCGGCGGTGAGCCGCTCGGTCGCCGCCTTATCGCCTTCGGCCTTGCCGTCGGCGCGCGCCGCGGTCACCGCGGCGTCGTGTTCGGCTTTCGAGATGCCGGGATTGGGATCGCCCCCGGCGGGCTGGCTGTCTTTCGCCATCTTCACGTCCTTGGTTGCAGTGAGCGCCGGGGCGCCGGTTTCGGGCTCGTCGAGCCCGTCGTCGACCGAGCCGGCCACAGCGTTGTGGACGGCGGCCAAGAGGCTTTTCGCCATGGTCAGGATCTCCGGTTGACTTCCTTGATGAAGGCGTCGAACGCCTCCTGGCCGTCGCCGACCGCATCGACGAGGCCCAGGTCGAGCGCGTCGGCCGCCCCGTAGAACTTCGCTTCCGTCTTGATCGCCTGCGCCTTCGTCATGCGCTTGCCGCGGCCACGGCCGACGGCGGCGGCAAACTGATCGCGGACCGCATCCACATGCGCCTGCCAGCGCTCGCGCAGGCCCTCCGGCAACGGCAGGTGCGGAAAGCCGTCGGTCTTATTGGCGCCGGCCTGGATGAAGGTGACCTTGATGCCCTCCTTCTCCAGGTTGGCGCTGAAGTCGGCGTGCAGGATCACGGCGCCGATCGAGCCGACGCCGCCGAACTGCGGCATGACGATCTGCCGGCACTGGCTGGCAAGCAGATAGGCCGCCGAATAGGCGAAGTCGGTCAGGATGGCGATGGTCGGCTTCGCCTTCGACAGCGCCGCCAGCGCGGCCGCGCACTCGAAGGCGCCGTTGACCATGCCGCCGAAGGAATCGACCTCGACCACGGCGCCCTTGATGTCCGGGCGCGCCGCGCGGGCGATCTGCACCTGCAGGCCCTGATAGGAGGTCTCGCCCGAATACGAGCCGATCCAGCCGCCCTTCTGCACCAGTGAGCCTTCGGCGCAGATGACCGCCACGCCCTCGATCACATCGAAGGGGGCGACGCCTGCGCGGTCATAGGCGCGGCCGAGACGGTCGCCGATCACACCCGCCGAAGGCCGGCCGTTGGCGAAGGCGACGTGGTCGACGCCGCCGGGCCCGTTGACGATGGTCAGTTGATGGCCGGTGAGCTGCGGCCCGAGCGCGCGTAGCACCACCTCGGCCTTTCGAGCGTCGTACATCAGCGGGGTGTCGAACAGCTGGCCGCAGAGATGCGGATAGGCGAACGTCATGGTCGAGCCCTACCTCACAAAGCGCAATCGCTTGGCGTAGCGCGTGCGGCCGCCGGTCTGGGCGGCGCAGCGGCGCTCGTAGTCCGCGATCAGGTCGCGCAGACCGGACAGGTTGGTGGCGCTCCAGCGCACCTCGTCGTCGCCGAACCGCGTCATCACCACGCCGCCGCCGGTCGCCACCTTCAGTTCGACCTTGCGCAGCGCGCTGGCGACCGCGCAGGGATTTTCGAGATCGATCTCGGTGCCGTCGATGGTGACGAAGTCGGCCATCACGCGTTCTCGCGTTTCTTGGACGATCCCAGCTCCTCCGCCGTGTCGTCCTTGCTGCTGCCACCACCCGTGACGCGTATGAAGGGCGACGGCATGCCGGCATCAACGTAGCGCCGGTGCTCTCGCAGTCGGCGCTCGAAGTTCTCGTCCTCGTCGACGCCGATCTCGGCACACTCGAACGCCAGTGACGAGGTGCCGTTGTAGATCCGCTCGGAGGCCGCCTTGGCGCTCTTGAGATCGTCGGCAGACGGCTTCGCCGGCCCCTGCCACAGCGCCCAGGTGAAGCGATCGCGGTGGGTCTGAAAGAGGTCGTAGCCGCCCTTGACCTCGATCCGCCGCTCGCCGACCTCCTCGTCGAACCAGCTTTCGTAGATCGCCTGGCAGATCGGCGCCGCGGTGCGTTCGCGCCGGCGCATCACCACCGGCCAGATCGACGAGTTCTCCATGCGCACCGACGAATAGGTGGCATTCTCGTGGTTCATGGTCAGGCCGCCGAAGGTGATGCCGATGGCGCGCGCCATGCCGCGCGAGAGTTCGTTGTTGACCGGCAGGAACTGCGGTCCCGGCGTCTGGGCCGCGTGCAGTTTCAGCTCCTCGTCCGGCGCCAGGTGCGAGACCTGCGGATCGCTGCCGATGGCGATCTCGCTTTCGGCGGCGCGGTCGAGCGACGCCAGGAAATAGTCGCGATACTCCTCGGCGAAGGACAGCGAGCGATCCGAGCCCGGCGACGCCGGCATGTCGTCGGCGAGTTGCGAGATCGCCTCGAAGGCTTCCTTGGAGGGCGACTTCGAGGTCAGCGTCGCGGCGAACACGGTCTGCAGGATCGCGGTCTGGATCGTGGTGTCGACCAGGACTTCCTGCTGGATGTGCTCGCGGAAAGCGGCGGCGAGGCGGCTGATGCCGCGCACGTCGGCGGCGTCCAGGGGATCGAAGACATGCACCACCAGGTCGCGGCCGTCGGCATCGAACGCGCGGTAGTCGCGCTTGCGGATGATGCCGGCTTCCTTCTCCTCGATCCGATAGGCGATCGGGCGGCCGTTCGGATCGTGGATGACGCCCTGGAACATGCCCTCGATCTCGCTGGTGTCCTGCACCAGCTTGGTCGGCGTCACCATGCACATCTTGGTGCCGGCGACGATGCCGTATTGCCGGCGTTGCGCCGGCCGCATGTAGCTCAACACGCCGAGCGCCTCGCCATAGGCCATGTCCCAGCGTAGCGCGATGTCGACCATCTGCGGCACCGTCAGCTTGCCGCGCAAGTCGCATTCGCGTTTCGACCAGGCATAGCGCTTCCAGCGCCGCTTGATGGTGCGCACCAGGGCGGCGGTCTGTTCGGCGCTGTAGCCGAGGCCTTCGAGGTCCGGCTGCGGATTGAGCACGAGCTCGACCCCGACCGTGTCGGCGATCACCTGGTCGGCGGCACCGCGCAGCCGGCCTGAATTCTGGATCAGGTCCATCGCCAGCGCCGCGGCGCGGCGCCAGGCGATGCGGACATCGTCGCGGTGGTCGCGCAGGCTCGCTCCGCGCGTCGAAAGAATCTTCGAGCGCGTATCGCGCAGATAGCCGGCGCGCGCCCGCGGTGGCGCCGTGTCGGCGGCCGGCTTACGCATGGGCGCCCCGTCGGGACCGAGAATAGCGACCGCGGCCGTCACTTGCGCTTCTTCCACTTTTCGCGTCGCGCCGCGCTGGCCTGGGCGCGATCGGCGGCCGAGACCTTCGGCGCCTTACGCTCGAACGGGCTCGCCGCAGCTTCGAACAGATCAGGCGCCGCCGGCTGGCCGTGCACCGTCAGGAGGAGATCGGCCCAGCGCGCTTCGTTCAGCCGGCGCTTGTGCTCGAGGTGCCAGGCGAGCGCGGTGGCGTAGACCGTTGCGTCGAACCAGTCGTTGGCGCGGCCGATGATGCGCTTCCATTCCCGCGGCGCATTCGGCCGGATCAGGTTCCGGGCGCGGCGGTTGACGGTCGCGCGGGCTTCCTCGTCGGGATCAACCAGGCGCTCGGCCGTGATCTCCTTGGCGAACTCCTCGTCGCACAGGTCCGGCGTCAGGTGCAGCGTGTTGCGCGGCCAGCGGCCGGCCTTGTCCGGTCCGGCGACCAGGTTGGCGAGACCTGCCACTACTTCGGTTTTGACGTCGTAGTTGCCGACCGGATAGAGCAGCACCTTGGCGATGATGCGCTTGTTCCGGTCCTTGATGTCCTTCTTCACCGGCGTGCCAAGCCACGGCAGGCCCGGCGCATGACGACCGTCGAGCGCGTAGACATTCGGGCGGCTGGCGCAGAACCGATAGACGCGGTCGGTCGCAAAGCCGGAGTCGACGCCGGAGAGGTCGATCCCGATCTCGCCGCCGCCGGCGGTCGGATACTTGCGGCCGAAGGCGTCGGACAGCGCGATCCAGGGCTCGTCGTCCTGGTCCGGTTTGCCCGCAAACACCTCGCGGTCGATCAACCAGCGCTGGCCGCGGGGTCCGATCGCGTAGACCACCCACTTGATCCCGTAGCCCTGCACGTCGGCGGCCGACACGATCAATCCCGCCTCGGCAGGGACCCTGCCGCGCGGATAGGGCACGACGCGCACCGCTTCGACGATCTTCTCCCACTCGATCGCTACGCCGCCGGCATCGTAGGGCTCGGCAAGATCCTGCTGGCAGAACGTCTTGAGCTTGGTGGTGTCGCCCTGCGCGCCTTCCCAGCGGTCCCAGATGTCGCCGAACCGCTCCTTGGGCGCATAGGCGGCCCACAGGTGGTAGCTCGGCTGCCAGTCGGCACAGCGACCCTCGCAGGGATCGCAGCGCCAGCGGGCGAGCTCGTCGGGCCTGACGACGTCCGGCACCGGGTCGGCGCCCTCCTTCACCCGGCGAGGAATCCAGACGCCGCCGGCGAGCAGCTCGTGCTTGTGGCCGTCGAGGATGGCGCCGTCGCACGCGAGGCAGCGGAAATGCGCCGGCAGCTTTTCTGTCTCGTCGGCGCCGCGCATTTGTTCGAACTGCAGTACCTGGTAGGCCCGGCAGTGCGGACACTGCACGTAGAAGTAACGCTGATCACCGTCCTCGAAGTCGGCGGTGATCACGCATTCGCCGGTCAGACCCGGCGTCGAACCTTCCCACTCCTTGGCGAGGTCGCCGTACATCTTCTGCCGGGCGCGCGCCTGGTCGCGCGGGCTGCCGCGACCGTCGACATCGCGCGGATAGCCGGTGACCTCGTCCATGGCCAGATACTTGATCGACACCATCTGCAGGCCCTTCGAGGAGCCCGCGTTGACGATGACGCAGAAGCCGCCGGCATAGCGTTTGAAGGCGGTGGTCGATGCCTTCTCGTCGCGACTGTTGACCGGCGCCACCTTGTGCCGCCACTTCGTCGAGGCCTCGATCGTCGGGTCGAGCTTGACCCGGTTGAATTTGGTCGCCTCTTCCAGCGTCGGCAGGAGGATCATCATCGTGCCGGGGGCGCGGTCGACGATGAAGCCGAACCAGTTCTCGATCGCCGTCGATTTGCCGAGCTGCGCCGCCCAGCGCGCCGTCACTCGACGCGCCGGATGATCCGGATGCAGGCAGTCCTGGGGTTCGCGCAGATACGGCACCCGATGGGTGCGGAACTCGCCGGGCCATGGCGAGCCGGACTCGGCCGACACCACGCGGTTGCGATCCGCCCATTCGCTGATCGTCAGATCTTCCGTCGGCCGCGTGGCGGTCGCCAGGCCGCCGAACAGCACCTTGGCGCCGAGCGGCAACAGCGGGAAACGCAGACGCGGATCGTGGAAGCTCATTGCAGCGGCGCCTCGACCGCGAGGGTGCCGCCGTGCTCGGCCGCCATGTCGCCGCGCTCGAAGCTGTCGAGCTGCTTGAGAATCTCGCGGTGGAACACGTCCGTGCCGCGCCGGGCGAATGACTTCAGCACCAGGCGCGTCACCCGCTCGTCCCAGCCGTACTTGACCGACGCCGTCGCTGCCTCTGTGTCGATCGCGCGGTCGAAGGCGGAGAGCATCAAGGCGACCGCGTCGCGCGCAGCCTTGTCGACCTCGGCGACGATCGTCAGCTCGCCGCGACGCTCGGCGAGATCCATCTCGCGCATCTCGGCTTCGGCCTGCGCTTTGCGCGCCGTGGCGTTGGACTGAGAGCCGGCGAAACGAGGCGCCTGGTCCGGCGCGGCCTCCGGCGCCGCCACCACGGCCGGCGCTGGCTTGCGCAGCCGCACGTTCTCGGCGCGGTGCGCGGCGAGCGCGGCGTAGTCGACCAGGTTGGCCTTGCCGGCCCGCCGTGTCGGCAGCGCCTCGCCGTGCTGGCTGATGTAGCGCGACAGCGACGAGCGATCGACGGCGTCGCCGGCCGCGGTGAGCCGCGCCGCCGCTTCCGTGATCGAGATCCACTCGCCGTCGTTCATTTACGTGTGCGTCCCGTGCAGTTTCACGTGTGAAAACACGCGTGAACGTGTACCGATTTCCAATTGACCTACTGCCCAAATCCCGCAGTCGCGCGCGCCCGTGGGTGGTCTGGGGCGGGGAAACGGTCCCTAAATGGGGGGGGTTAGCCGATCAGCTTCTTGATCGCGGCCTCGACGCGCTCTTGCAGGAGCAGGGCGGCGATGCGTTCGAACGCCGCCTTAGTGGCGCCCGTTGTCATTTCGGTCGGGATGAACATTCCCGACCGCGCTTGGGTGATCTGGGTGCCCGAGGTGTTCAGGCGCCGATAGACATGGCCGTCGAACTTCGGCACCGGCTTGCGATTCGGAAAGCGCCCGCCCTTCATGAAGGTGCCGGCGAACAGCTGCCGTCTTCCCCAGGGCTGCGCCGTGACGCCCGCCCTCGTCTCCCGCGGCGCGAGATATTTGAGGCGGATGTTTCCGCCGCGCGTCACCATCTCGTACGACAGCCGCGCCGGACCGGCGCGTCGTGGGTCACCGACAGCCTTGACGATCGTGGCGCGCGGCAGGCCCGTCTGTTTCGTCAGGTTTCGGATGACCTGCGTCTTGGCACGGTCACCCACCTGATTGACGATACGCGGCAGCACGACGGGGAAGCGGGTCTTGAGTTCGACCAGCTTCTTTCCGAAGCGCTTGACGTTCTGGTCTGCCCAACGGGCGCGCAGCTCTGCCATGCTACCCTATGCCCAAAAAGCAAAAGCCCCGGCGCGAGAGCGTCCGGGGCTGGGCACGAGCCGACAAAAGCGTGACTCGGGGTGGTCACCGCTTGGCGATCTGGTCGAGGTCGAGTTCGACGGGGGTCGGACGGCCGAAGATCGCTGCTTCAAGAATCACCCGTCTTTTCGATTCGTCAAGGTCCTGGATCACGCCGTCGAACGAAGCAAAGGGCCCGTCGGCAATGCGGACGGTTTCGCCGAGCGCGTAAGCGACCCGTTCGATTGGCGTCTCCAGCGGGATGGCGCCGCCCTCCTCGAGATTGAGAAGTGCCTGCACCATGCTGTCGGCGACGACATGCGGCAGGTTGTCGTTGAACACCAGGCCGCGAAGCCGGCTCAGTTCGAAGATCTCATGCCAGCGTTTCACCAGCGGATTGAAGCGCACGAACAAATATCCTGGGAAAAGCGCCGATGTCACCGGATAGGCGTAGCGTTGAATGTGCTTGCGCTGCTTCACCGACAGCGTACGGGCCGGCGGCAGCTTCATCTCGCGCATGAGCGGATAGTAGGTCTCGTAGCCGTCGCGCTTAAGAATGTCGCGCGCCGTCGAAATATGGCGCGCCGACCCGATAGTGAGAAACCACGCCGGCTTGTTCTCGTTCGCGGCCGGACCCATGCCGGCCGGAGCGCCGCGCAACACGCTCTTCATTGCACCCACGTTCGCCGCCATCGCCTCATCTCCTATGCCGCCGCACCCGAACGCTCCGGGAAAATTTCCCCCAGCGTTCCGTTTCCACCTTCCGCAAGTCCACGGGAGGATCGAAAAATCCTCCCATCGCCAGTCAGCCCAACAAAACACTCAACAGTTCAAAGCCTTAACTCCCTCTCATGGGAGGAACGGGAGGAACGGGAGGATTATTCGTCTCTCAACGCACATGCCCGCCTCGCGCCCGCGCGCAGTGAGTCCGCATCCGAAAAATCCTCCCGTGCCGACGCAATCCTCCCGTTACCCATGAAATCAATGACTTGCAGCGGCCGGCATCCTCCCGCGAACGGGAGGAACGGGAGGATCAGAACAGGAGATCGTCATCGTCGCTGCCCCGCCGGTGATCGTTGTCGGGCGCTGCTTTTGCGTTGTCGCGCAAAGGCTTGCCCTCGTAATCGACGAAATCATTGACCGACTTGACGAGCTTGACGCCGATCCAGAACATCGACGAGATTTTGCGACTTTCGAAGCCGCGATCGGTGAGCGCCACGGAGAGCGACTTCACCGAGTAGGCCGGCCCGCCATTGACCCGGGCCCAGGCGATGTAGGTCGCGTGCATCTCGGTGACCGCGGTCTTGGTGTCCGTATCGGCCATCACCACGCAGTCTTCGAGGAAGCGGCCGACGTCGTCGCTGTCGCGGCGATAGGCGGCGGTCGCCGCTTCGATCTCTTCGCCGAGCACTAGGCCGTGTTCGAGCCAGTCGCGCAGGCCATCGAGCAGCCGGTTCAAGATGCCGCTCGCCTCGTCGCGCAGCTTGGCGCCGAGCTGGCGGTCGCGCTGTTCGGGTGGAATGAAAGCAAGCCATGGCACCAGCGTCATGCGACCCCAGATGCCTTCGTCGCTGCCGCCGATCTTGGGCTTGTAGTTGCACGCGATCGTCAGCTTGAACTGGGGGAAGAAGGTGAAGAAGCCTTTGTTGAGGTCGCGGGCATCGATCGGGTCGCCGCCGGTGACGCGCTTGATCAGCGCCTCACCGAGCTTCGAGCCCTTCTCGGGCTCGCCCGTGCGCAAGTAGCGCACACCCGGCAGCTTGGCGAGGTCGGGCGTGGCGGCGCTGCCGCTCTTCTGGATCGGGTTGGCCAGGAAGGTTTCGACCGGCACCGAGTCGGCATAGTCGCCGGCCACGTAGGCGCAGGTCTCCATGAGGACGCCCTTGCCGTTGCGGCCCCGTCCCCAATAGACGACCATTCGTTGCTCGGACACGTCGCCAGTCAGCGAAAGTCCGTGCCACTGCATGATGAAGCGGCGCTGGCGCTCGTTGGGCTGTACCTGCAGGAGATAGCCGTCAAATTTCGGGCAGGTCGCACTCGGATCGTAGGTGACCGGCGAAATCTTGGTGATCATGTCGGCCGCGTCATGGGCCTTGAGCACGATCAAGGGTTCGTCGGGCGGACATGCTTCCGGCCGGCGCACCACCAAGGTGCCGTTCGCCACGTTGATCATCAGCGGGTCGGCGTCGAAGGCCTTCATGGGCACTTCGAGCATGCCCTTGGCGCGCTTGTTCATGGGCGAGAGGCGCGCCGACATCTCGGAGTCCCGGCCCCATTTGCGCAGCTTGCCGGCAAGCGCGATCAGTTCCTCGCGGTGTTTCTTGCGCTCCGTCGCCACCTTCTTCTTGGCCCGCTTGGCGTCGGGGTCGACGACGTTGCCGCCGCGCTTATCCTCGATCATGGGCGCGAATTCGTCCGCCTGGGCGAGGACGGCCTTGGCCTCCTCCTGGACCATGCGCACGGTTTCGTGTTCGGCGCGCAGCACGTAGCCCTCGGCGCCGTCGCGCGACCAGCGCTTGCCGTCGAAATACAGCCATCCCAGGCCCTGGCACCATTTCAGGCGATCACCGAAGCGGGCGACGAAGCGCTCCACATTGCCGAGGTCCGTCTGCGGCAGCCAGGCCAGCCGCCGGTTCAATTCGTCGCCGCCGCGCCCGCTCCCCTGCCCGCTAACTTTTTCGCCCAACTCTCCCGTTCGGGAGCTTTTTTTCACGCCCGCCGACGAGGAAGCGGCGACGCGCAAAGGCGCAGGCGCGGCGGCGCCGGACGGCGCGGGAGGATCGGTGTCAGCGGGAGGAGCGGGAGCGCCTGCGGCGACGGGAGGGTCGGCGGGCGCAGCGCCATGCGCAGGGGAAGGATCGATCGGCGCGGCCGCCTGGCGGCGGCCGCCGGTCTGGTTTGCTTTGGGACGCGCGCGTGGGCGCGCGTCCGGCTGCTGCGGCGCCTCGACCGGTACGGCGGCGTCGATGATCGCGGCGATGATTTCGAAGGAATTCACCGCTCGTTCCTACCCTCATAGGCCCGCACCAGCGTCAGAATGCCGTCCGCAACTTCGATGGCGCGGACGCAGGTACGCGGTTCGCCAAGCTCCTGGCGGCGCTCACGCGCTCGCTTTGCGCGTTCCTCGCAATCGCATTCTCCACCATAGGCGAAGGCGCAGATCCGGTAGGCGATCGCCGTGCGGGCGTCGACGTGGTCGAGCTCGGCGACGCACGGCAGGAGGCCGGTATGGCGATCGAAGGCAACCATCGGCGTGGCCTACTTTCCGATATTGCGCAGCGCCGCGGCGATGGCAACCGCGGTGTGCGGCGGCAGCGATACGTAGGGTGGCGACACGTTCGTCAAGAGGAGATCGCCGTCGCGGGGCTTCCAGGGGTCGAACGGGCACCATCCGTCACGTATCCGGCGCGCTCCGTAGGCGCGAGCAAGCTCGTCCTTGTAGCGGGTCTTTCCCGTCGCAGGTCCGCCGTAGATCACCGTGATGCTCATGCCGCCTCCTTCACCATCTCGTCGAAGTCCTTATCCGCCGGCGCCCATGCGGTGCGCACCTTGCGGCCGTCCCGCGCGTAGCGAGCGGTGGCGCGAGCGAGCGCGCATTGCGTCGTGAAGCGGTCGGAGGTCGAGTCGCCCAGGAGCACCAGGTCGGTGACGCTGTCCGGGATCTCGATCGCGGGCGCGGCGAGATCGGGCACCGGCCCGGGTACGCGTTGCGGTCGGCCCTTGTCGCTCTTGAGCGAGGGGTGAGCCCAGGTCGCCGCCGACTTGCCGCCGAGATTGCCAAGGTCGACGGAGGTCCAGAACGCCGTCGATGTAAGATCGCGGCCGACCCTCTCGAGCGCCAGACCGACCGCCCGCACCTTTTCGATGCCCTCGCCGAGGATGAGCGTCGTCGGCGCTTCGACCTTGATCAGCTCGATCCAGTAGCCTTCTTTCGAGCCCCTCACCTTCTTGGCCGGCAGAGGCTCGCCGGCGGCGTCCAGGAGGTGGAGCTTGCCGTTCGGCCGGGAGAGGTCGAGATAGGTGAAGTGTAGCCCGCGGAATCGGCCATCGGCGCCGACGATCGGCGCCACCATGGCGGGGGCGCGGGCGAGGATGTCGCCGCGATCGGCGCCCTGGCTATAGTAGGGCATTTCCCGCACTAGTCGCAGCCGTGAAGGCACGGCGACGTCGACGCCGAGGCGCAGGCGCAAATAGGCCTTGAGTATGTCGGCGTCGGGGATGGCGCGGTGCCAGATGTCGTAGAGCCGGCCGCGCTCGCGCTCCCGATAGGCGGCCTCGTCGGCCTGGCGCTTGGCCGCTGCGGCGGTGCGCGCGGCCGCCTCCTCGGCAAGCCGCGTCTGGTCGTCGTCCGAAAGCTTGGCCTCGCGATCGGGCGGCGGCTCGCCGTTGATGAACTCGCATGCGGTGACGAAGTCGAGCGAGCGCGCCATCATGACGAGCCCGATGCCGTCCCCGCCGCCGCACTTCCGGCAATTGTAGACATTCTTGGTCAGGTTGATGGCGAAGCGGTCGTCGCCGCCGCAGCCCGGGCGCGGACACGGGCCGGCGAGCTCGCGCGGTGCGATCTTCTTCAAGCTGAGCTGCAGCATGCGGGCGACGTCGTCGATCGGCCGCAGCGCCGCGCGCTCCTTCCAGGCGTCGAAGGCCAGGTCGGAGATCATGACGGCTGGCCTAAAAGGTGATTCAGAGCGCGGGCGAGCAGTTCGGAGTCGTGCTTGGCGTCGCTATTGTCGTCTTCGTCGACAGAACAGATGCGATGGTAGGTGTCCGGGTTCGTGTCCCAGAGCTCGTAGCTGATGTAACCGTCGTCGCGATCCTGCCGCTGGACGTCGACCGGTCCGACCGTCACCGGCCGCCTGAAGTGCTTGCCGCTCATATTCCCCAACCCCCTTCAGTTGATTCAGGCGCGACCTATTCCCCGTCGTGGTCGATGCGCTGCTGGGTCGGATCATCGTCGGGGCCGACGAGGAACATCCACGGATGTTCGTTCACGGCCTCGCGCACCACCTCATCGGCGACGTCGAAGGCGATCGCCGCCTCGCGCACCGTGCACGGCTCGTCGCCGGGCCGCATCCACGTCCACACCTGCAGGGCGGTGAGGAAGTTGCCCCACGGGACGCCCGCCTCCTCGCCGTCGGTGAAGAAGTCGCGTCCGTAGCGCTCTCGTCTCGGGTCGCTCGTGTCCACCATCGTCATCGCCCTCCGCCCTTGAGCCGATCCATGATCCCCTTGTCGGCCATCACCCGGTCGACGAGCCGCGCCAGGCTGCGCAGCGCCACGGCGCGGCGCAGGAGCCCCATGTGCGGCTCGGCCGGCGTCACGGCGCCGCCGGCGACCATGCGGCCCGCCATCGCCACGGCGGCGTCGACGGAGTCCTCGATGCGCGAGGCCTCGGCGAGCGCCGCTTCGCGCATCACCGCGAGGGTGACGCCGCATTCCGCCGGCGTCTTGCAGGCGGGCTCGGCGGCGCCGGCGAGGCCGCAGCGGCCGCACCAGTGGCGCCCGTCGTAGTGTCGCGCCTCGCACCGGAAAGGATCGGCCGGATTGATTGGACCGCCGGTCGGGATGGCGCGTCCCCGTGGCGCACGCTCCGGAAAATCGCCGCTCATGCGCGCACCCTTTCAGCTTCTGCCGACTCGAGACGGCCTTCGACGCGCAACTCGATCACGTCGCCGACGTCGATGATGCCGGCGGCGGTAAGCCACTCCTCGACCACCTGGCGGACCTGGTCGCGCGCCTGCCGGGCCGAGCCGGCCGGGCCGGTACGGCGCGGCCAGTCCGACAGCGCGACCGTCCACGAATAGCGAGGCCGGCCGGCGGCGGCGCCCTCGTGCACATAGCCGACGCACACCGTGCCGAGCCGCAGGGCCTCGACCCCGAGGCGCTGCGCCGTCACGGCGAGCACGGGTGCGCGGGCGGTCATGGGTGGCCCCGCGGGATGTCCACGCCCAGGCTGCGGATCAGGTTGCGGCTGTCGGCGAAGCGGGCGTGGCCGAACCAGCCGGCGAGGAAGCGGCCGAGCGCGGCGGTGTCGCCGGCGGTGGTGAGCGCAGCGATGCGCCGGCGTGCCTTGACGACGCTGTCGCGGCGCAGGAGCTTGTGGCTCGCCCAGATCCGGTAGCCGAGGAAATTGATGCCCCGCGAGGCCGGCGCTACCTGCCAGTGCGAGAAGCGCAGGCCGAGCTCGGTGCGGGAGAAGCGCTCGATTTCGTTTTTGAGGCGGCGCAGATGGGCGGCGTCATGGCCGAGCACCACCAGATCGTCCATGTAGCGGTACCAAAAATCTTCGCCGAGCGCCTGCTGCAGGTGGCGGTCAAGGGTGGCGCCGGTATAGAGATTGGCGAACAGTTGCGACGTCAGGCTGCCGATCGGCAGGCCGATGCCGAGGCGCGGCACCATGGCCTCGATCAGGCGCAGCGTCGCCCGGCAGGAGATCTTGGCCTCGATCAGCCGCCACAGCCGCGGCCGCTCGATCGACGCGAAGTAGCCGGAAAAATCCGTCTTGAGGAACTGCACCGGGGCGCGCCGCGCCAGCCGGCGCAGATCGCTCTGCAGCGCGACGGCGCCGGCATGCGTGCCTTTGCCGGGCCTGCAGGCGAAGCTCCGCGGCAGCAGCGTGCGCTCGAAGATCGGCCCGATGACGAGGCAGAGCGCCTGCTGGGCGACGCGGTCGCGGAACGGCATCGCCGAGATCAGCCGGCGCTTGGGATCGAACACGTAGAACTCGCTCGGCGTGCCGGGCACATAGGTACCGTCGGCCATCTCCTCGCCGAGACGCGCCAGGTTGAGGGCGTCGTATTCCTTGAAGGCGAGATAGCCGGCCGACAGGCGTTTGCCGCGGGCCGTGAGCCCATAGGCGCGCCGCATCGTCTCCATGTCGGTGATACGGCCGATCAGGTTGCGAAAATGCTTGGCCATCGAAGGGCCCCGCCAATGTGCTGTGAAGATGCCGGCCGCGGGTCTCGAAGAGCACCGCTCCCTACGCCCCGCTCTGCCGGACCGCGCAATGTGTTCGCCGAAGCGGGACCGGCGGGCTGACCACCTGGTGCGGACGATGCCGCATGTGGCCGGCCGGCGGGGCCGTGGCCGCCGCCGAGCCGAAGGCGCGCCCACGGGGCCGCGCGCCTTGAAAGGATGGTCACCGCGGCCGCGGGCGCCGATGTCGTCGTTCGAGTTGTCCGGCCAGTGGTAGCCGACGTTCGCGCGCCGCGACCCGGCGTCGTCGTCGTTCCACCAGCTGCCGCCGAAGATCGACGCCTGCGGCTTCATTGCCCCGCCTGCCCTTCCGTCCGCCCGCGGGCGGACGAACCGTGCCGGGCCGCGTCACCGCGGCCGAGCTTCTTGAGCCAGGCGCCGAGCATCCGGCCCGGCTCCGAGAGGAGTGCCAGCGCGGTGGCGTGCTGGCGCGGGGTGAGGATGCGGATGGTGTCCGCCGCCATGAAGCGCATCAGTGCGCGGAGCGTCGCGAACTCGGCGTCGACAGCATGGAGCCGCGACACCTGGCGCGAGCGCGCCGCGTGGTAGAGGCCGCCGATCGGCAGGAACAGCGCCGCCAGCACGGTGTCGCGCAGGACGCTGTGCTGGCGCGGTGCCGTCCGGACGATCGGGTAGAGGTAGCGCACGAAGGCCTCGTATTTCTCGACGATCGCCAGTGCTTCGACGGATTGCGCCTGGTCGTTGACGATCGTCATTCCGCCGTCCTCACACGGCCGCCGCTGTCGCGGCGGCTAGCCAAGCTGCAGGTGGTCACCGCGGCCGCGGGCGCCGAAGTCGACGTCCGAGCTGTCCGGCCAGGGGTAGCCGACGATCGCGCGCCGCGACCCGGCGTCGTCGTCGTTCCACCAGCTGCCGCCGAAGATCGACGCCCGCGGGATGTCGGGATCGCCGTCGTGCCCCCAGACCCACAGATTGCCGGTCGCCTGCATGATGCCGCTCGCCGAGGTACGCGGCGCGTCGAGGCCGGTGCGCTCGGGATCGCCATCGGCGCTGGTGCACTCGGTGACCCCGTAGGCGGCGGCGACGAACTCGTCATAGGACAGCAGCGCCTTGCCGTGGTGGGCCATCACAACACAGGCGGCCGCATAGTCGAAGCGCCTGAAGCGGCCACCGGCTGGATCCTGCGGCTCGCTGTCGCCGTCGGCGATCTCGGCGCCGTAGACGCTGGTGCCGGCATCCATGTGGTCGACGCCGGTCAGATAGATGTCGCACCAGAACAGACCGTCACGGCCGGCGATCAGTACCATGCCGCGCGGGTCCGGACATGCGGGCCGGAAATTCATGTCCCAGATCGAATAGGGATTGATCTCCGGCGTCACCCCGCCGCCGGCGCGGCCGATGGCGTTGCCGCCGGGCGCGTAATGGAAGCCGCCGAGGATCTCCTCGCCATAGGGCGGGCGGCCGAGTCTCACGATCTCGATCGCGTCGGCGGTGACTGCGACGCCGTAGTCGGCGCCGGGCTCGAACTGCGGCCCGTTGAGTTGGCGGGACGGCGCCGGCACCGGGGTGAGCTCGGAAAACTCACGGCCGCGGAAGACGACGCCGGCCGCGATGGCGATCGATGCCGGGCCGGTGACGACCAGCGCCGGGATATCGACATTGAGCTTGCGCAGGGCCGTGGCCGGCGGGCTGACATGCTGGTTCATGCTTCAGGCTCCAGGTTGTGCCGGCGGCGCCGGCGGGGTGGACGAGGTGAGGTCGACAGACAGGGCGTCGGCGAGGACACGCGCGCAGAAGCGGCAGATGCGATCGGCGGCGACGTCGCGCACGCCGTCCCACTGCGCCGGATAGTCGGGCCCCTCGCCACGCCTGCCGGAATGAAAGCTGACCTGCCCGGTGGGCAGATCGACATAGAGAACGAAGCAGTGCACCGGTTGCGCCGCGTCGACGCCCCAGCCCCATGGCAAGCCGAGCACGCCGTTGTATTGCGCCAGCGCGGCGCAAAGATTGTCGAGCGCCCAGCCCTTGCGGTCATAGGCAGCACCGCGGTAGCCGCGGCCGCGATACACCTTGGCGCGCTCGCTCGCCTTGCAAGCGCGGAACAGGTTGACTGCGATGGCGCCGATCGGCCCGCAATGCTCCAGCCGCGCGTACAGCGCCTTGGTGGCGTCGCCGTCCGAGCCGGTGTAGACGGCAATGACGTCAGGCAGGAAATCGCCGGGGCCCGTCACAAATCGCCTCCCCTCGTCCGCCTGCGGCCGCGCTCGCGTCTCTCGCCGGCGGCGATGCCGAGCGCGCAGCCGCGCACGATATCTCGCCCGCGATCGTCCACATCGGGCTTCCACCATTCCCAGGACCACGGCCAGAGGCTGCGGATCACGGGATTGCTTTCAGGGTCGCGCAGTGCCTGTCGATCGCCGCGATCGACGACGGAGGCGGCGTAGAGGTAGGCGGCGGCAGCGGCTTCGAGCTCGCCGGTGGTGTGGCTGTCGTCGTGCTCCTCGGACCAGCCTTCCTCATCGATCTGGCGGGCGCGCTCGGCGAGCGCCTTCCAGGCGAAGGGCGAGATGCGGATGTGCACGCGCAGCCGCTCCATCAGCCGCCGCCAGGCGAAGCTGCGCAGGAGCGACACCACGGTCATGAACAGCGCGAATTCGAGGTTGTCCGAATGGCTCATCGGCAACCCCTTCCACCACACCAGGAAACCGAACTGGCAAGCGAGCGAGATAACGAAGCCGCTCGCGGTGTTGCCGCAGCTCTCCAGGAAGGATGCAAGCCGGGACTGGTTCACGCCGCCCTCTCCTCTTCTTGGGCCGCCGGCCTCTGTAGGAACAGCCGGCCGCCGATCGGCTGCTCGTCCGGAACTAGCCGCCAGCCGCAGGCGAGGTGCGGCTGGACTTCGTCGATCGGCACCATGGCGCCGGCGATGCGATTGTCGTGATCACGCGGCGTCGTCATGGCGGCCCTCGCCGGTGTCGCGTGTGTCTTCGTCATTGTCGGCGGGCGGCGGGTCGCGATGCCGGCGCAGGCCTTCCGGCAGAACCGGGAAGTCGTCGTCGACGGACGGCGGTGCCGTCCGTGCGTAGCCGATGATCTTCGGGCCTTCCGACGCCGTCTCGCCCAGCGCCGCACGCCAGTGGTCGACGATCGCCGCGTCCATGGCGGCGGCGCGGGCGAGGTCGGGATCAGGCCCGGCGGCGACGCGATGCTCGAAGGCGCCACAGGCACAGGTGGCGACCAGCTCGCTGGCGCCGTTGTCGCGAGTCCTGCGGATCAGGTGGCCGGCGGCGACGGCGCGATCGGCCAAGGCCTCGCCCTCTCCCGGAGCGAGGTTCGCGAGGCGCTCGACCGCCAGGGCCTGCTCGCGGGCGAGTTCCTCGCGGTGGGCGCCGGCGCGATCGTAGTCTGCGATGGCCTCCTCGATATCGACCTGGGCTGGCTTGCGGCCGCGCTTCTTGCGGGAGGTGGGAGGTGCGATCGACGGTTGATCCCGCTCGACCACGATCGGAGATGGGAATCCATGCAGCCCGCGCCCGGCCCAGGCCGAATACGCCTCATCCCAGGACGCCGGCATGCGATAGATGCTGTCACTCTCGCCGCCAGCCGCCGGCCACGCCATTGCCTCATCGAGATCCGATCGCGCCTGGTCGTCAACGGTGACGCAAAACGCTGGTCCATCGGCGCCGAGGCGACCGTAACCGTTGATGTAGCTCATCGGGGACTCGACGGCGGAGTGAAGTTCGATTTGCATTTCTTCGTCGTGAGTGACGATTGCGCTCGTATCTCCGATCGCGACTTCAAACATGCCGCGCTGCCCCCACATCGGCACTTGGCCTATGGGGGCAGCGGTCTCTCGGCGCAGGCGCTCGGCCGGCGACTCCTCGGTTGACATCCCGAAATTCGTGCCGCCGTTCGCCTTGACCTGCAGACGTTCCAGCCGCTTAGTCTCGCGGGCGACGATCTCCTCGCGCTTGCCGGAGATCGCCGTGCCCTCGATATGCTGGAATTCCGGGCCAAGGATCGCGTCGTGCCGGCGCTGTAGCGTCACCCGATAGTCGGCGATCATCCCGTCGATGTCGTCAGGCAGGCCGGCGAGGATCCTAGCCTCGAGTTTTTTCTCGCGCAGAACGGCCAGACGCTTCGCACCGGCCTTGGTGAGGGTCGCGCGGTCGCCCGCCCCCTTGACGAGCTTTTGTTCGCGCAGTTCCTCGCGCTCGTCGATGGTCAGGCCGGCAGCCCGGCCGTCCGCGATCATTTCGAGCCGATCGAGGTCTGTGCGGACAGCGGGCGTTTCGACCGGCGCCGCCGCGTGCTTGTCCACCTGGTCGCCGTGGCCGTCCCACAGCTCGCCCTCCCCGCCGGTCGAGAAGATCGACGCGTAGCGCGGCGCCGGGAAAGTGCGCTCCCACAGCCGATAGAATTCGTCGGGCTTCTGGGAATTGTCCCGGCGCTGGGCATTGAGCAGGGTCGACGGCGGGTCCTGGCCGAGCACGTTGGTGACCGGCTTGCCGCGCAGCAGGACGATGCAGTGCTCGGTCTTGTCGCGCAGCACCTGGCCGCGACCAAGTCTGTCCTTGGCCCAGGTCAGCATGGTCGAGGCGCGCCAGTCCGGCCCCAGGGCGGCGATCAGGCGATGGGCGGCGCCGTTGACCAGGTGATGGTTCGTGACCCAGAAGCCGAGCGAAGCGTCGGGGCCGAACAGCGGCGCCACCTGTTCGCGCATGAAGGCCTCTCCCTCCTCGATCGCCATGGCGGGATAGGGACGCAGCGACCGCCCGCGCTCGTCGATCGAGGCTTGGTCGTCGTCGCTCTCGTGCGGCCACGGATAGTCCATCGAGCCAGAGACGTAAGGGCCGTTGCCCGGCAGCGGCGGCGGCGCCGCGCGCAGGCGGTCGGTCGCCTCCATGATCTTGAGCCGTTTGTGGGCGCCGTCGACCTTGCCGGTCCGGTTCATGTCATCGGCGAGTTTTCCGAACCGCTCCGGATCGCGTTCGGCTGCCTCGGCGACCGCTTCAGCCTTCTGCAGCGTGCGGCCGGAGATGCCGCCGATCTCGCCGACTTTGTCGGCGGTGCGACCCTTGCCGGCGACGTCGCCGGACTTCTTGCGCCCCGGCGCCGTCAGGCCGTGGCCTTTGCGCCCGTGCGCCTCGCCGGCGAGCTTGGCCTCGATCGCCCGCTTGATGGCGACCAGTTCGAGCGGCTTGAAGGGCTCGCGCTGCTCGTTCGCGTCATACTCGCCGGCGATGATCGAATCGATGTCGACGATCGAAACCGGGATCGGCGCCTTGCCGTAGTCGCCGACCTTGGACTTTGCCCAGGCGAGCATGCGGCGCTCGCCGTCCACCAGCGTGCCGTCGGGCGTGATGACGATCGGTTCGAGCAGCGCGCCGCGGGCATCGATCGACGCCGCGAGCGCGGCGATGTCGCCCTTGTCCTGGCGGAAGCGGTTGGCGACCTTGATGTCGGAAAGATAGCGCCGCGGGCTTTCCGTCTGCGTCAACACCGGCTGCCATACGGCTTTTCCCGCCGGCCCGGCGAGCGGCGCCAGGGCGTCGGCGAGCGACACCGGCTTTGCGGCCTTCGGTTTCGCGGGTGGCGCCTTCACGGCCGCCTTCGCGGCCTTGCGGGCCTTCGGCATCTTCGCCGCCGGCGCGCGCTTCGGCGCCTTGGCGGCCTTGCCGGGCTTCGCCTTCGTCTTCGCCGTCTTCGTCGTCTTCGCCATCACCCCCTCCTCGTCACTCTTGGATCTGCAGGGCGATGCCGACGCCCTTGATGACGCGGGCGCGCAGGCCGATCGCCGGCAGTTTGTGCGCCAGTACGTCTACGAATTCGGCCAGCAGCTCGTCGGCATCCGCCGGAATCCGGTTCGCCCATAGCTGCTGCTTGAGAAAGCCGTGGCCGATCGGCAGCGGCATGCCGCGCGCAAGCAGGCCGGCGAGGCGCGCCGGCATGTTGCCGACCACGACGTCGCGCGCCTGATAGGTCACCGTGTCGCGATCGAAGCGGACGGTGACGCCCTTCACCATCACAGGATCGGGGACACGGCCGTCGACCTTGCGGGCCGGCGCCGCTTGGCGGGCTGGCGCTGCCTGGCGCCGGCCCGATACTGTCACGGAAGGCTTGGCTTTCACCGGCGACCCGGCGGTGGCGCCTTCCAGGGCGACCGCCAGCGCGGCGCGGAATGCAGTCGCGAAGGCGGCGGCCATGGACAGGCCGTGCGCCTGGGCGACCGCGCCGGCGGCGCCGACCAGCATGCCGGCGACATCCATCGCCTCGACAGCCGCATTGAGGGTCTCGCCGCGCCAGTCGGGATGTTGCGCGAGAACGTCGGTCGCGCCCATGATGGTCGGCGCCTTGAGCTGCCCCACATGCGGGCGCAACGCCGTGAGCGCCGCCGCGAGCGCATCTTCGCCGAAGCGATCGAGGGCGCGGTGGAGCGTCTGCACCGCCATCGTCTCACCGGCGCGGATCTCGTTCCACGGTTTGGGATAGCGCAGGACCGTCACGCCGGCGCCCGCGCAGAGCTCGGTCAGCCTGCAGGCCTTGGCGTCGCCCGCCACGACAGCGGCGTGGTGAATCTGCATCGGCGAGAGCTTGGTGACGGTGCCGTTGATCGCCATGAAGGCGGCGGCCTGGTCGGCGCGAACGGCGTCGATCACCGCGCAAGGCACCTTGTCGACCTTGCACAGCGCCGCGGCGGTGATGCGATGCTGGCCATCCACGATCGCGAACGTATTGCTGCCAGCCGGCGCCACGATCGCGATATTGAACTTCGACCAGTCGAAGCCGGCGGCGATGCGGCGGACGTTGAGGCGTCCCTGCCTGGTGACCTCGCGCTGATAGGCCGGATCGATGCGCAGGTCCGCGATCGCGATCCAGCGCAGGTCCGGCGGACGGCCGAAGCTCGCGGGCGGATCGAGCGGCGCGTAGCCGGCGACATCGATACGCTTGAGCTGCGCCGTCATGGCAGACACCTCTCGGCCGCGAAGGCGCGGGCGGCGGCGGCGTAAACGTCTGGGAGGAGCACGCCGGCGATTTTTGCCCAGCGCACATAGTCCGGCCCGTCCACGCCCCCCGTGATGTCGACGAGCTTGGCAAGCGCCTGCAGAAGGAGAGCTGTCTCGGCGGCGATGAAGCGCTCGTCGGCCATCGGCCGCTCGATCGCCGCGGCGACTTCCGCGGCGAGGCGCTTGCAGTCCTCGATGCGGCCGCGGCGGGATGCCGGCCGCGCCATGATGTCGAGGGTGAGCGCGACCACCTCGTCGAGGACCTGGTGCTGGCGGCGCGGCAACACGATGTTGTTCATGGCGTCTCTCCCTCGTCGCACGGCGGCGGCTGCCGCGGCGCCGGCACGTCACCGATGATGTCGTCGAGGGGATCGCCGTCGGGCCGCATGGCGACCGCGGCGGCGCCAGCGAAAGCGGCGAAGAAGAAGATCGCGACGGCGGCGCTCATCACCATGACGCCGATCCGGCGGGCGTCACCGTCGGCGCAACCGGTGAGCAGAAGCGCCAGCCCCGTGACCGCGATCAGGGTCACGAGCGGGCGGCGGCAAGAACCCGGGGTAACTGAAGCCGGGACCGGCCGCCGCCCTGCCGCCGCCGGGAGGGCTTCTTTCGGCGGCGGCAACGGAGCGAAGAAGGCGCGGCACCACGCCGCGTCGGCGCGGCGCCGCCTCGCCGGCCGGGCGAACGCGCGACCCTGGTCCATCTCGGCGAAAGCGAGGATGAAGAGCGCGATTCCGAGCGCGATCGCCATCATGGCGATCATCACCGCGGACTGCGCCGGCGAAAGATCGGCGTCGGGGATCATCGGTCAGGCTCCACGTCGCAGGGGGGAAGAACGGGCGCAGGCGCATGCACGGCGCCGAAAATGCCGTCGCCGAGCCGGTGCAGGCGCAGCGTGCGGGCGCCGGCGAACACGCCCGGCTCTCGCGCGATCGGCACGCCGATGAGGACGCCGAGGCCGGTGTCGACAATCGCCATCTCGCCGGCCGCGATGGCGGCGCGGACGTCCTGGAAGCCGGCGAAGTCGAAGGGGCGGCGCACGGTCATGAGCGGCCTCCCCGTCCGGGCGCGGACCGGCGGCGCTTGAGTTCTTCGGCCTCGCGATGAAGTTCTTCCGAGCGCCGCTCGATCTCGCCGACATCATGGTCGTCGAGCATGGTCAGCCAGAAATTCGCCGTGCAGCCGTCCATCCATAGCCGCAGGAACACCTCGCCGTCGGGGCAGCGGCACAGCCGCTGATAGACCGCGCGCGAAAATCCCTGTTTACCGCCGAGCAGTCGCTCTGCCTGGCGCACGGTGACATCACCGTAGATGGACAGGTTTTGCGCCGCCTTCGGCTTCCAGAGCTTTTTGCATAGCTGGCGCACTTGGTGATCGAAGGCGGCCACCTGGTCGGAAAAACCGACCACCTGGTCGCAATTACCGACTACCTGGTCGCGGCGCGAATTTGCGTAATCGAGGAGATCGCGGGCATGCTTCGTCATGCTGCGGCTCGGGTCTGACGCGTTTCGTCGATGTGAAGGCGGATGTCGGCGCGGGCCGCGGCACAACGAGGACCCACGGGATGCGGATCGAGTTTCAGATCTCGATCAGCCTGTCCGACCGGGCCCGCGAGCACGACAAGGTCAGGGCCGCCCAGCAGGTGTTGCTGATGATGGCGGCCGAGATCGTGCGGGCGAGCGCGGCCTGGGACGGACGGGCGAAGGACACCGACCCGAAGGCCTGACGGGGTGCAATTCGCACCTTGCGGCCCAAAGTCACCGCTTGGCCCGCCATACAACCCAGGATTAGGGGTCGCCCGATAGGCAGGTTTCGGCAACCATAGACACGCATCGGGGGGCGATTTTGATGGCGCATATACGCGCAAACGGGTATGTGACGCGACCTCGCGGGCGACCGGCGCAACCCGCAATGGGTGCCGTTGACGGTCCGCGACCGCGCCGACGGCCGTCCCGACAATCGCTGAAATTTCCGTTAGGATACAGCCACTTAGCCTCGCTATTCCGGTGCGGCCGACAGCCGCGCCCGTGGTCGCTTGGCTGCCTGTTCGGCGCCGGTAGCATGCTCCGCGCACCCCGAAACAAAGGGGACCGACATGGGGCTTGTGATCAATCTGCGGGTGTGGAGCCGTCGTCATGACGCGGGCTCCGGCGCTGAAGTGCCGCTCTCAACCTTGTCCCCACCGAAGCCAGCCAGGGCCTCGAATGTGACGGCGGAAATTCCCCGTGCACGTGCCTCGGCGACCAAGGCGCCCCAATATGCGGATGGGATGCCGCCACGGGCGCGCCAACTGCTCACCGTGGAGGCCGCCACGCCGAGAAGCCCGGCAACCTTGCCTGTGCCACCCAGCGCGTCGATGACCGAATCAGCGTTTGCGTCCATAGATGCCGAACTACTTCGCAAATTGCGAAGCGGTCAAGAGTTCGCAGAATGCGAAAAGACAATTTCCACATCGCATGCTGGAATCTGCAGCATGCGAAGCGACCCCACCGAGATGGCGATCAGACTCGCCGCGACACGGAAAGCGCTCGGCTATGAGGGCCAGACAGAGTTTTGCGAGGAGATCGAGGTCGGACTGAACACCTACAATCCGTTTGAAAAGGCAAAGCGCCTCATATCGTTAGGCGTTGCCATCAAGATCAAGGCCAGGTTCGGCGTTCCGCTTGATTGGACGATCCTGGGCGACATGGCTTTCCTGCCGACATCCATCTCCAAGAGCTATCGCGAAGCCCGGCCGATCGCCGAAAAGGAATTCTTCGCACGCACACGGAAGAAATCAGGCAAACGCAAAGTCGCATGATGCGAAGTCTATGACTTGACGATTTCGCAATATGCGAAGTAGGTTTGGCTCACGCAAAGCCGTGAGACCGAACCCGCGCCATGCCCGACCGCATCACCGCCCGCGTCATCCTGATCACCGGCCGCAACGTCGCGCTGCGGCTCGAGCGATTGTACTGGCGCGATCTCCAGGCCCGCGCCAAGCGCGGCCACATGAAGCTCACCGATCTCCTCGCCGCCGCGATCGCCGGCGGCGACACCCGCACCGCCTCGGCACTGGTGCGACGAAAGCTGTTCGCCTGGCGGGGCGCCGAGATCGCTGCCCAGGCTGACCGCATCGCGCATCTCCAACGCCAGCTCGCCGAGGCGCGAGCCGAACTCAAGCTCTTCCACTCGACCCGCGGCCGGCCCTCCCCCATCGCCGCGGTTCTGCCTGCCGCTCCGGAGGCGCCGCCCGCGCCGGGACGGCAGGGCTTTGCCCTACCGTCCGTCTTGGGCCACTCACCCGCCTTGGAGGCTTGAAGTGAGCAAGCGCTTGACGATCGCGCTCCGCGTCGAAGCGGCCTACGAGATTTCCCGGCTCTGCCGCCAATTGGCCGAACTCCGCATCGACGGCGGCGAGGGTGACGCCATCTACCGCGCCCTCGACATTCTCAACGAGCTGAAGGAGCCGCGGCCGGACCTCAGCCGAATCTCCGCGCTGCTCGCCACAATCGCCGACCGGCCAAAGCTCGACAGCGCCGATAGGTCGACTGTCGGCAGGATGCTGGTCATCTGCGCCGATATCGCGAACAAGCTCGGCGTCCGCGCGCCCGCGGCAGCCCTGGAAGCCCAGCAGGCGGACGCCTCATGGGAGAGTTGGAACAGATACATCGGCCGCAATCCCGCCACAGGCGCGGTCCCGGTCGGCTCTGAGGCCTCCGCATGAACCTCGGCCTCGCCCTTTCCGCCCTCACCGCCGCCCTGGTGGCGATCCCCGTCCTCGTCGCTTTGTTCGGACCACGCTGATGAAAGACGGCCTGTTCAGCCCGGCGGACGCCGCCGAATACCTGACTATCACGGTCAAGACCTTGCGCGCGCACGTTCGAGACGGCAGCATCAGCTACATCCAGACCGGCCGCGGCAAGAAGCGCCCTCACTACGCCTTCGCCCGCGCCGATCTCGACGCCTTCGCGGAGGCCCGCCGCCGTCGTCAGACCGTGAGCGTCCCATGTCCGTCTATCGACCGAAAGGCTCCACCGGATACGTCTTCGACTTCTGGCTCGACCGTCATCGGTTTTGTGGAGCGACGGGCGCAACTGAACGCCGCGCGGCCGAGCAAATAGAGGCCGACGAGCGCAGGAAGGCGCGCGAGAAGCTCGACCGCGAAGCGGCCTGCGCCGGAGCGCCTCTCACCATCAACCTCGCCTGCGATCGCTATTGGATCGAGGACGGGCAGCACAAGAGCAACAGCAGAGACCTATTCCGGGATCTCGGCCGCCTGGTCGACTTCTTCGGCAAGGATAAGCTGCTCGCCGACATCCGCGACGACGATGTCGCCAAGCTGGTGGCATGGCGGCGCGGCCATCGCATCCAACGCCGCGGCAAACGGCCCAAGGATGCGCCGCCTTTGCCGCTGATCGCGCCTGCGACCGTCAACCGCTCGACCACGGAAGTCCTGCAGCGCGTGTTCGTGCGCGCCGTCAGGATCTGGAAGCTGCATCTTCCCGACGCCCCGCACTTCACCCAGCACATGCTGCTCGAGCCGGTCGAGCGCATCCGCGAGCTGCGCGCCGACGAGGACGAGGCGCTCGCCGCCGCGCTCGATCCCGACTACGAAATCGTGCGCGAGTTCTCGCTCGCGTCGGGCCTTCGCATGCGCGAGACCTTGTTGACCTGGTCGCAGGTCGATCTCGATGCCGGGGTCATCATTCGTGCCGGCAAGGGCGGCCGTCCCATTCGTCTGCCGATCTCCTCGGAGATGCGCGAGATCCTGCTGACGCGGCGCGGCCACCACCCCGAATGGGTCTTCACCTACACGGCCAAGCGAACGCGCAAGGATGCGCCGCAAAAGCCCGGGCGCGGCCCACCCAAGCGCGTGCGCGGCGAGCGGCGACCGATCACCTATCAGGGCCTCAAGACACACTGGCGGCGCCGGCGTGCGGCTGCAGGGGTCGAAAACTACCGATGGCACGACAACCGCCACAGCTTCGCCACCAACCTCCTGCGGGCGACCGGCGGCAACTTCAAGTTGGTGCAGCGCGCCCTCAACCACGCCCGAATCGAGACGACGGCGAAATACGCCCACGTCCTCGACGACGAGGTGCGCGCCGGGCTCGAAGCGGCGTCGCAGACTCGTCGCAGGAAGTCCCGCGAAAAGTCCCGGGACGGCACTGGCGGAGCCGCCTAA